AAATTCAAAATCAAAATCATTAAAATCAATTTCAAATCCCTCACCTAGTTGTGCATATGAACCTTGATTAACGCCATCTCCACTGGAAAATTCAAAATCAAAATCATTAAAATCAATTTCAAATCCCTCACCTAGTTGTGCATATGAACCTTGATTAACGCCATCTCCACTGGAAAATTCAAAATCAAAATCATTAAAATCAATTTCAAATCCCAATGTTTCTGCCATAATTTAAACCAATGATTCTGTGTGTAAAATTAAATGGTTAGCACTTGATGACCCGTTGGCATTATTTAATTTTAGATATTCTTTAGTATTAATTAATCTCCAATCAAGCATCTGAGCCATTGATCCAAAAGTAAAAAATATGTTTTTTACTTTTCCGTAAAATCTATTCATAGATGTTAAGGAATTTATATTATTAACATATTCCGATATTACTGGTTTCATACAGGCATACAATCCATTATCATCTGGAGATAATCTATTACTAGTCCATGGAGAAAATGTAACAAAATAAATCTCGATATATATTGAGTTTCCTGAATTTTGTGGGCAAAACTGATACGTATTAGTAGGATCTGAAACATACGGAATTTGATCACAATAATATGACGTATTGGTTGTCGATCCGGTACAATAAAACCTGTGCGGATACGCTCCTATGATTGCTCCTATAGTCATATTATTCCACAACTGTGTCAGTGTTATTGTATCTAAGCCATTATCTTTTGCTTTAATTTTTACATAATTGACATAGTTTCTATTGTTAAAATCATATATATAATAATAATTTCCAACAGTAAATAATGATGCTTCTCCTGTATCCAATTGAACTACCACGTCAGTTCCAAGTGATATGTTGCCTTGTACGTTTCCAATAATTCCTGGTGCTTCTACAAATTTAGTTATCCCTTCCCATTCATCAATAACTGTATATGTCCAATCGGTAGAAATTCTTGATGATATAGCCATACATTCATCGCCGCCACGGAAATCATAAGCAAAAGAACCGGAGTCAACTGTATTGATTCTGAGAATAGACCAAAAACCCCTAGGAGTTTTATTTGTGTCATCCCAAGATAAATAAGACCAAATTCTAATGTATCCAGAATCACTGGAAAAATAATTTATTTTTAAAATTTTAGAAACCTCATTTACAGTAGCGGGTACTGTCGGGGCAACTATAATATAAGGACCCTGAAGTATAAGTGTATGAGTTCCCGCAGGAAAACTGGTTAAATTTATTGGCGTAGTGCCAAGAGTTGTCGCCCCGCTTTGTGTCGTATGCAACGTAAATGTATCTTTATCAATTTTCTTAACATAATAAGTATTACCTGATGATATACCACCGATTGGTGTTGCGCTGCAAGTATAAACTACTCCCTCAGATGTATAAAACTCATGATCGACGGAGGTTAAAACTTCCGTACCGGTATCAACGGCTGTGATTGTTTTATCTACCGGGAGCGTACTTCTATCAAGAAGAATTTTCCAATTAGGACCACCGGCAGCCGCATTTTTAACAACCCAGGTTTTAAATTTTGCACAAAATCCATCAACATCAACATCGGCAAAACCTCTTCCAATACATGCGCCAGACTCAATTTGAAAAATTGCCATAATTTAATCCCTTGCTAGTCCAATTGTGACACTTAATCCGTAAGGGGGTAATATGCTGTGTACAGATTTGACGTCAATAAAAAGCAAATCCCCTGTTTGAACATATTTATTTGATAAATCTACCACCCCATTGATGGAAAAATAATCTGTTGTTATGTTACAAGTAGAACTAAGCATATTAATATCAACGCTTGATCTATTTTTTCTTACTTGTACACTTGTCATACCCCCAACACCTTTTACAAATACTCTTGCGATTACTCCCGTTAAATAATAACCATTAAATTCGACAGGAATAACGAATCCGGTTATACCATCGGAAATCAAAACAATATCACTTGTGTCAAAAATATGAAAACAAACTCCAGAATTAGTGGTTATAACATTATTTCCAGACAATAATCCTGCCGCATCATTTTTTACAAATCCACCGGCTCCAGCCATACCGGGTATTTTTACATATCCTAAAGCTGCAACTGCATAACATAATAAAGTATTAGTATCGACGCCAGAAGCATCCGACAAATTCAATTTCCATTTACTTAAATAATTAGGTTCGCCATTACTTGCACAAGAAAATTCATGGTATCCTAAAGTACAAGGGGTTCCATCGGCAAAATAACCCTTACCATAAATTCTTGATTCACGTTTATCTTCGGCATCGGAAGCTATTGTGTTGGTCATATAAAAATATGGTGCTGGTGCATTATAATAAATGTATTCACTGCCTGTATTATAATTTACTTTTAATAAATCTGATGTTGTCTGACCATTTACGGAAAAATAACCGGAAATCTTATTCAGATTAACAGTAATACCAGTATAATTAGCCGATAATATATTATAAAAGGAAATCACATTTCCAGCGGTTCCTGATATCGCTGTATAAAAATCATGACCACCTGCCGTTTGCTTATAAACAGATGCAAATGAACTAGCTTTATACTTCCATTCTGTTGCTCCTGTTTGAATTGCATTTACAGCTAAATCTAAATGATTTGCATAATTACTAATTGATGATGCCGAGGAACTTCCATAAAATTCTAGTATCGAATTTACACTTACGTTCCATGTGGAATCAGGCGTACAATTTATTCCTAATTTGCCAGTATTAAATCTGAATGCCGTATCCGCGTCAAAATCCAAATACCCATCATTCTTAGAACTGATATAAAGTGCTGTATCTCTGAATTGGAATTGACTTGTAGTGGGTATTTGTAAATTACTCGACGCTTCGGTTATAACGCTATCAGCCAATCCAATTGCCGCGAACTTTGCCAACTTCCCCGCAGTCCCCAGGTTTCCCAAATCACCGTTTACAACATTGTTATTACCCGACAACAATCCGTTCGCCGCGTTCTTGACAAACCCACCCGCGCCTGCCATACCGGGAATCAATATCAGTCCTGTTGTCCCTAACGTAAATGCGGTCAATATAGGTATTTGCGCATTCGTGCTGTTGCTCACATATAGTCGCCACTGTGATGTGTAATCGGGATTGCCCTCGCCCTGGTAAGAGAACTCATGGTATCCCAACGTGTGCCCCGTTCCCTCGGAATTGAATCCCATGCCATAAATACGGGATTCTCTTCCTCCGGGCACGTCCTCGCTTACCGTATTTATCAACTTTACATACGGTTCAAGTCCTCTGGCTGTATATGTGGCTATGTTAGCATCAAAAGTAAAGTTGTCTATCCAAGTAACCGCCGTACCTACTGTTCCAGTTCCTCCATACGCAAAATATAAACTACCTGCCCTTAAATGTACCTTGTGAGCAACACTACTTGAACTATTAAAAACCCAACCGGTATCTGGATCAGCGCCGGTTTGGGTAGCCCCCTTTACTAGTCTCCAACAATCTAACAAATTAGTCAAACTTACGTTTCCGATTAATCCGTATAATTCCATCACGGTAAGCGAACTATGCCAGGCAGATGGAGTACAGTTAATTCCGAGTTTGCCTACAATACCTACACCGGATACATTAAAATTTCCTGTTTGTTGCGTTCCTGGAGTTGATGCTTGTAATTTAACATATGAATAAGGTAAATCGGTTTCCTGAATAGGGCCAAAACCAAAAGTAGTAGCACCGGTTGCTCTCAATACATTACCAGTTGTTAAACCACTTGCCGTATGTAATGGACCATCTATTTTATGTGCAGTAGGAATAAATGAAAACGTGCTCCATACCGATCCATCAAATTTATACCAGACGTCTTCGTCTTTTACCCATGTGGCGAATCCTTCTATGGGAGTAATTTCATAATATATAATCGAAGGATCAACCTCAGTACATTCATAAATTCTATTTATGACCCATCCATTTGCCGTAGCAGTAGAGATATAGCGTTTTTTGATAACGGGATTTGCCGGCAAGCCTGTCGTTGGGTTGTATCTACTTTCTACGGGCTGCTGCCATACGCTTTCATAATCATATTCCAAACGTTTCCATCTACCGGTATCCGGATTGGAATTTGGCTTAATAACATAAAAATTATCATCTGCAGCATCTGAATCGGGATCAAAATAATATTTACCATCACCGCTATCCCCTACGGTAATCTGTCCCTTTGTAAGAACGAGATTATCTTCGTTTCTTTGTTCCGGGGTAAGTTGTGGCAGGGTAATTTTAAGATGGCGCAATTGTTCTACATTATCTAAAACGACGACGCCCATGAAATAAGGTTGATCAAAAATGCGCATATTAATAATATATATTAATTAAACAGGTTGTTTTAATAAAAAATATGTAATAACCATTATAGGAAAGGTAGGTTTTTATGCTTGTAACTAATATTATTATTATTATTATTTTATTTTTATGTATTTATTTTTTAATTAAAACAGTTAAATCTTCACGTCAAGATTTTAAGTATTTAAATGAAGATTATGCCATAGTCAGGGGAGATTTGGAAGAATGGAAAAAAAGATGCAACGCCCTCGAAGACTCCGTAGAACATGGTTTTGGAATCAAAGTAAGAAATGAGGTCACAAAAATTGATTGTGAATTTTCAAAACTGGAAATGGTAATGATCATCGCCGGTATTGAAAAATTGATTAAAGATTCAAAACACATAGATGATACAGAAATTTATATTAATTTTTTTAAAAAATTAAACATACAACTTGAAATGATGGAGGAATGAAAGAATGGCAATTACATATGACCATGTCTATGTAGATGTAGAAACTACCGGATTGGATCCAAGGGTTGATGAGGTTATTGAGGTTACCGCAATTGAATACAATCTCTCTGGAGAAGTCGGTAAATTAATTACTTATATGTGCCGACCGATGTCCGGGCATGTTCCTAAAAAGGTTACCGATATTAATGGTATTACTTATGATATGGTTAAGGAAAAGCCATATTATTTAAAAGATAGCATCAGGGATGAGGTGGCGAAATTTATTGCACGAAGAACGTTGGTTGGACATAATATCAACTCGTTCGATATTAAATTTTTAAAAATTAAACCGTTAAAAACAATCGACACCTTAACGATTTCAAAAGAATTATTCCCCCGATCACGTCATAGTTTGGGTTTGATGTGCGAAAAACTTAATATTAAATTTGATAAAAAAGAAGCGCATAGGGCCGAATATGATGTTAGAAAAGGAGTTGAATTACATTTGAAACTAAATAAAATCTTAATCGATAAAAGTAAAAAAGAAGAAAATCTTCCAATTTTTTCTACGGAAAAAGAACAAATTGAAGAATCGATTAAAATTAAAAAAATCGGAGTTATACCGACCGAAGAAGATAAACAGTTTTTTTATACACAATCATATTCATATTCAAGAATCAAGACGTTTCATGAATGTCCGTTTAAATGGTATATGTTGTATATAAAAAAGGTGAAAGAGCCGGAACGCGATTATCTTGTTGTCGGAAATGCTTGTCATAAAATAGCTGAAGAGGCCGGCAGATGGTGTTACAAAGAAACCATTGTCAATAAAATAATTTCTTATAAAGGACGAGATTTAACGTTTGATCCGCATATAATATTCGACGATCCATCTAAAATATCAGAATATTTTCCTGGTTGTAATGGATTATATGATCTTGTTCATAAATTAGATAGCTCGATTACCGATTATGAAAAAGTGTCGATGCCCGATCGGGAAACTTATGATAAAATTACCAATTCCATCATAGCCAGATTAAGTATTACCGATATCAATATTATTGGCGAGATTAAGTATATAATGAATTGGTTTTATATTAAACGTAATTTTTCAATTTCAATGAATGGCGTATTAATAATGGAAAAAAAATTAGCGTTTGATAAAGACTGGAATATCATAAATGATTTTTTTGCCAATAATGTATTCTTTCGTGGTATTATCGACGTCATTAAATATGATCATAAAGTTGTAGTCATTATTGATTATAAAACTTCCAGGACTATGATAAAGGAAGAAGAATTGGAAAATGATATGCAATTAAAAATGTATGTCATGATGGTTTATCATTTTCTTCCTCGCAATAGTTATACAAAAATTATAATTAAAATTGATTATATTCGTTTCTGTAAAGAAATTGTTTATGAAATCGGTGACGTTGAAAAATATGTTAATGAGGCGAAACAATGGGTTAAAGATTCAATTAAACTCATTGAAACCCATATTATCAATAAAGATGGAACTGCATTCCAGCCAAAACGAAATGAGCATTGTGGAACATGTTTTCTTGGCGAAGATGGTATTTGTCCGTTATTCAATAAAAAGTTCATTAACGATATCGGCGATCCGTTTAATTTTATGATTAGATCGGCAGAGGACTGTGTAGCGGCTTATAAAAAAGCAGAAGTATTGGGCGCTGAATATGCCAATCTAATAAAAAAGTGTAAAGAATTTGTTAAAACAAGCGATCTTCCGATTATCATTGATGAAAATGCGCGTCTTGGATTTTATACAAAATCAGGAATTGATATATCCGCCGAAAAATTTGTTTTACTTATGTTAGGAAAAAATTTTAAATTGAGCGATTTTATAAAAGCATTCGGCGTGACCAAAACAAGTCTGGAAAAAATCCAGAAAATATTAAAAATTACTTTGAGCGATGCCGAGATAGAATCTATTGGTGAAAAAACTAATAGAATAGAATTTAAAGCATTGACTCAGGAAGAAATTAACAAATATATAAATATATGAGAACGATAAATATTTTTATTTTATTATTCATAATTTTTTTTTTCACAATATCTGCCCCGTTATATGCCGTCTTAAGTATTTTTAAACTTCCTGAAGCATTTTTAAATTCTTTATATATCGGCATTGGATGTGGTTTATTTATGGCAATTTATTTTTCAAGGAAATTATGAAGTATAAAGAATACGCCAAAACATATCATGAAATTGTAGATACTACCCGAGTCTTAAACATAAAAAAAAGAAATCTTGAAGAGTTGATAAATGAATTAAAAGAAGATGGAAAATACGGACTGGAATTTACTAGTCATGGATTTTCCCAAATCGCGGAAAAACTTGAAGATCTTGCGGGGGATAACCAAATGATTTATAATGATGTTATAAGGCCAGATTCTCCGCAAGATGCATTGATAATTCCGTCAAATCTTAAATCATTTGTTATTAGTTTATTATCAATGGCTCTTGAAGAGGGTAATGTCGTAGAAAAGGATTCACGAACAAAAGGTAAAGAATTTCACTATATAACTGTTATTAAAAAATGGTTAATAAACAAAAAGGTGATTGAATTTACCTGTATTGTAGAGAATAACTGTATTAAAACGGGGTATTTTAATTATGTTGATTTTACCGGGGAAAAATAAGGATGAATTAATTGTTGCGTGTAACGATCGTGATAAACTCGCCATAATTCAAGCTGTTACCGATGGAAGAAAAGTACGCGGAAACAATCAAATCATTATTCATAAAAAAGCTGCAGTTAATCTTATACGGATGTTTAACGATATTCAATATCAAGATACTCAATTGATAGTTAAACATGCGTGTGAATTATATACCGTAAGAATTGATAATATGAAAATGATAAAAAAATCCGACGGAACGAAATTTAATTATGATTATAAAGGAATTTATCCTGAAGTAATGAGACATCAGAAAATAATGTACAATGCGATTATGTATACTGATTGCTGTGCGCTTCTCGCTGATCCCGGAACGTGTAAAACAGGTCCGTACATTTGGGCGATCGATCGGCGTATTAAAGATGGGAAAATAAAAAGATGTCTTATTATTACGCTTTCTTCTTTAAAAGAAAATGTATTACGGGAAATTTCCATTCAAGCACCTCATTTAAAGGCGGTTGCTATTTATGGTAAAGCAATAGCCGATAAAATAATTAATAAAAAATATAAAATTAAAAAATATAATCAGGATTATGACGTTTATATAGCGAACTATGAAAGTATGTTTGGCCTTGTCGAGATTTTTGATAATGATTTTTTCGATATGGTTATCTGTGATGAGGCTCATAGAATAGGATCTCCGCAGGCACGACAGACAAAATCAATTATTGATAAATTTGAAAATGTCAAATATAAATACATCATATCGGGAACGTTAAATGCCAATAATTTAATGTCATTTTTTATGCCATTCAGATTTTTAGGCGCGGATACGATACCAGTGTCTAATTATAATGCTTATCGCGCCCAGCATATGTTTACCGTTGATCCTGACGGAGGATATGTGTGGAAGCCGAGAAGCGAAAATGATATTCAATATACTTCAAAAATTATCGGACTCATTTCGCTTTCTTTTAAAAAAGAAGAATGCATCGATCTTCCCCCTTTGATTCGGGAATATATGTATTGTACCATGTGTGGAGAACAACGAAAAGTGTATGAAGACTTAAAGAATGAATTTCTGGCGATTATTGATGATATGTGTAAAAAGTGTGATCGTTTTAATAATTGCAATATGCAATGCCAGGGAGAATTAACGGCAAAAAATGCCCTGGTATTAACCAGAAAATTACAACAAGTCGCTTCCGGATATTATATCAATACCCGATTTTTGATTAATGAAGATGGCAGCGAAATTGATATGAGGAATATTATTTATTTTGAATATAATGCTAAATTGCAATTACTTCTTGAAGTTATGAGAACCATTCCGGATGGGAGAAAAACGATTATATGGAGTTATTCCATCCCCGCTTTGGAAATTATTAAAAAAAACGTAGAAATTGAGTTTGGAGACGAATCATGCCTTACCTGTTATGGGAACCAAGACGCTTTTAAGCAAATTAATATATTTAGGGAAAATGAAAAAATTAACTGGTTGATAGGAAATCCTGCCAAAATGGGTTCCGGTCACAATATTCAGTTTTCAAATTTTCAAATATTTTTTGATAATTCGTTTTCATATATCATGAAAGACCAGGCGGAAAGCAGGCAATATCGCCAGGGACAAAAAGAAAAAGTGACTGTAATTGAATTAATAACCAGGGATACTATAGACGAAAGGGTGGTTAGGGTTATCGATGATAAAAAGGATTTGTCTTTAACATTATCGCAGTGGGCCCAGGTATTTAGAAGGGAATAAGATAATGAAAAAATTTATTATTCTATTGTTATTAATTACATCATGCGGATATAGAATTGTTATAACCGAATCACCAAAATACACATATGATAATTGTAGGATCATAAAAATAAAACAATATAAAAAATTGGGAGTTACTTATTATAAAATATTGATTAAAGAGGAAAGGTGTGAAAAATAAAAAAATTTATTTTGTTGAATATCAAAAAATGAATAAAAATAAAAAATGGTCAAATATAAAATCTTTAAATATTTTATCAGAAAATGATAAAAGTGTTATTAATAAATTTAAATTATATTTTGCTCCTGGAGAATATCAAATATCTATTCATATAAATGAACTTGCAAATAGATCTGGAATAATATTTGAGAATATAAAAAGTGGTGGTATACTATGCTTGACCGGTACCGGCATTAATGAAAGAATAATAGTAAAATGAAAGAAAAATTATGGCATTAAAAAGGGTTTGTGATTTTTGTAATAAACAAATTATTAATATAGAAAAAACCATTTTTATATATAAAAAAAAGAAATTCAGAGTTGCCATTCTTAAAATTAATATTCAAAATGGTTTACGTTGGAGAGAAGCTGATATATGTGAAAAGTGTTTTAATAAACATGTAAAAGGAAGATTATGATAAAAAATTATACTTCTACAGTGTCAATAGCTAAATCGGTTCAACATATCGAAGAACGTTTAATGAAACATGGTGCCAAGCAGATTCTTAAAATTTGTGAAAATCAAAAATTAATCGGAATAGCGTTTAGCGTGGATGTTAATGGAAAAGAAATTCCATTTAAACTTCCAGCCAGAATCGATAGGGTTGAGCAACAATTATACAGTTTTGTTAAAAGACCGCGGCCTGATACGAAAAATAGAATTGCAGAACAAGCCGGGCGATCGGCATGGAAACTGTTGGCTGATTGGGTCGATATACAAATGTCGTTAATCGAACTCGATCAGGTTGAATTGGTTGAAGTATTCATGCCTTATATTTATGACGATTTTAATAAGCAAACATTTTTCGAAAAAATGAAAAATAGCGGATTTACGTTATTAGAAGATCGGCGTACAAAATAATTATGAGGATCACAAAAGATCAATTTATAAAAATGATAGAAAATTTTTCTTCAGACGTCGAGATGGGCCAGTTTTTTCATAAAAGCAGACAATGGTCATGGAGAAAAAGAAAAAAATTTAAAATATTTTTTGGTATTGAGAAAAAAAAGAGAAACAAATCAATTATAGAATTATACGATAATAATATTCGTATGAAAGAAATAGGAAAGCAGTTTTTCTTGTCAAAATCTCAAGTTTATAGAATAGTAAAGAAGGTCAAAGATGCTAGAAAAAGACTTGCAGGCGAAAATCTTGAAATTCCTGGAATCAAGGAATGAAGTATTTTCGTTTAAAATTAAACAAGCCAATAGAATTGGAATTCCTGATATTTTTTTTACTACCGTAAAAACCGGTCCATGGTTTGTGGAAATTAAACTGGAAAACGAGAAACCATTGATCCATCAATATGCAATAATAGATAAATTAAATAAATGTGGAATGCGGGCAACATGGATATCCGGATGGGATGGGTGGATTGCTTTTGTTAAAAAAATCGGTTTATTGGAATAACAATGATATAGGAGGAAAATTATGAATGATGATTTTGCGCCTTATATCATTATAGAACAATGGATGACAGATGCTTTTCCGGATTTGGAGTATATCCATTATCCAATAGCTAATAATATGGTTGTTATAATTAATGATAATGGGTGGGAAAAAATTGTTGATAAATCTGATATAGAAAAATGTGTTCTATTTGATTCTAATATTGAAGGAGTAAAAGTTGGAGTTACTTCATTGTGGGCTAATACTACATTGTTGGAATCTATTGTAACAGAAAATGTTAGATTATCACCAACGTATTCTGATATTTTTACTTGTATTATATCAAATAATATAAGTATTAAACAAAGAATAGAGATCTTACAATCAGAAGACAAGCCAAAAGAAGAGTTTATTTTACCAATTGAAAAAAACCCTTTATTTCTTAGTCCTTATTTAACTTTTGGAGAAGACGAGGTATTTATTGATACTTGTTGTAATGTCGAAGATCTTGAAATTCCATTATTACAATTTTCAAGAAAGTTAAAGAGAAAGATTATTGTGTTATATACATATAATTATAAAATAAATGATTTTGATGTATTTAATTCTGCATTCAAAATTTTTATAATTAGTGAACACAACAGAGATTTTGTACCAGTACAAATAAATGGCGGTGCAATTTCATGTCTTGGATTTTTAACCAATTCTATTTATATTCCAAAACAAATGGATAAAAATACTTCGCCATACATAAAATATGATGTAATATTAAAGGATTCATTTACTAATGTAATCTTTAGTATCGGTAATAATGATGAAATGTATATCGTTATTCCGGGAGCTTCTGCTTTAGTTACTTTTATAAAAGAAATATGTAAAAGGTATAAATCTTCTGAAAATTTTGAAGAATTGGATAAAATGTATTATGAAAAATATTTAAAAGAGAATAAAAAAAACTATATCAACATGGCAAAACAATCATCCATTCAAATAAAAAATGAATTGGTGGTAAAAGCGCAGTCGCTTCAAAATGAATATGAGATATTGTTAAACAGTGTTTTGGAAAAAGCGAAAATGTTTAATGTAGTTCAAACTCAAATTAAGTATTTCGATCAACAAAGGTTTGATGAAGAACAGGAAAAAAAATTTTCAGAAAATTATGATATGACTGAAGCATTAGACCGTGTTCATTCGATAATAATTAATCCAAACGGTATTGTTACTGTGAACACGAAAGAAATTTATGTAAAAGACGAACGCACCGGTAAATGGCATGAAATAGGAAAATTTTCAATTGTCATAGGTATGATTTCACAAAATTATGATATTCGTACAACTGTGAGAATTAGAAATATTAAATATGGAGATTTGATTGCTGGTTATCAGGCGCCGCATGTCTTTAGTAATTGTTTAATGTGTCATGGCAATATAGAAGCAAGTATTGCCGATGCGTATAAAAATAAAAATCTATATGAATTGGTTTTATTAATCATACAATTTTTACAACATGCCAATACCGGGGATAGGGCGGGTGAGAATATCGACAAATGGCCTGAAGTGCCAGAAGATGTTGTGAAAGGGTTTCATAAAGTAGAAATTAAAAAAATAGATATTCCAATTTTTATCAAAAAGGAGGAAAAGTCTTGAAAATAATAATAAGACCTAGAGTTTTTGAATGGTATCCGAAACTTTTATTTTATGGTTTTGTTCCGGATGAATTTTTTACATCCGGTGGTCGTATATCAAGATCGATAGATGACATTGTTGTTTTTCAACATGAATCTGAAGAACAATTAAGAAGAATTTTAAATAATGATTCGATTTTTAATGAGCTAATTGTAACTACAATTGATGACGGTTTTGTAGTTAATTTGCCACCAGCTAATCTTGTAGAAACGACAAGTCCCGTAACAGACGCTGATATCGTACCGGGATTTGATGAAACGGAAGATGAAGATAATAGAATTATTGAAGTTAACCCTGATTATAGACTTCCTAAAAAAGAGGAAGAAAGCAATTATGCTATAAAAATAGCACAATGTTTAAATAATTCCACTACATCTGAAGCAAGAGATTTAACGTCATTAATGGATCGATTTCATACATTAACAAATGAATTAATTAAAATTAAAAGATTAATTGATTCAAAAGGTAAAGTGCTTGATTGTGATCCTGATGTTAAAAAGATCATAGAATCGATAATATATTTAAAAAAACATCCGAAAATTGATGATGTTTTTCTTTCCCCAGAGTTCAATATTAATATCGTCACAAAAGTTATAAAAGTAGAAGTTGAACATGTTATACGAATTTTGGGAAAGATGCTTATTATCCTTCCGTTGAAATTGTTCGTAGGGAGTAACCCCAATTTAAGTGGTATAAGAATTATTAATTTAACTCATATCATTTCTTATAATAGCACTCTGTATCAGGCTCCGCATGTTTATGAAAATGAGGGGTCTTGTTTTGGCGGAGCAACTTGTGATTTAATTATAAATGCAATTGCAGCCCGCGACGTAACTTTAACATTTTCGGCAATTTTACAGTTCTTAGAACTGCCGAATATTGAAGATGAAGCAGGCGAATGTGCGTTACTTTTGCCGGAGGCAAATAAATGAAATTACGAGTAATGAATACTAATATAGTATTCGCCCCTAAAATTATTATTGACCAAAAAGCAAAAGAGTGGATGAAAGCCATTGTCGATCTTCATGAAACTGAAGTTGGATTTTATGCATTGTCTACGATGAGGGATGACAATACCTTTTTTATTAGCGACGTGTATTACCCGAAACACAATATCGCTAATTTGGGACATTGCGAAATAGCAGATAGTGGTCAATCCGATTTCATGAGATTGCTTATAAGTCAAGGTAGAGAAGACGATGTTGGTAAGATTAAAGTATGGGGCCATTCTCATGTTGATATGGGAATAAGCCCAAGTAAAGATGACCATGATCAAGCCATGGAATCGGCACGAGACAATAAGGATTATTTTATCAGATTAATCACAAATAAGAAACATCAGATAGGCGTTTCTTTTTATGACTATAAAAAAAATCTGATTTATGATGAAGTAGGTTGGGAAATAGAAGTATCAAATGCCGAATCAATTTATGAAACCAAGGTAAATCAGATAATAAATATTATTACAGCAAATCAAAATTATACACAGGCGATAAAAGAAATTCGTCTGGTATTGGATAATAATGTTTTTTATCAAGAGGCATGTGAATATATAAAATTAAAAAAAGAAGAAAACATGCCACAGCCTACATTTAATGGACAAACAAATTTGTTTGCGCATTCATATGATTTCGGTTTTAAAAATGATCAAAGATTTTTTTCAAAAAAAAACAAAACAAGTTTTACGCCATTTTTCGAAAGAGATCCCGTCGATCAGATGGGATTAGAAAACCTATTGGATGAAGATAGTTATTACGGAAAGGGGTTTTACGAATAATGGATTACAATCGTCAAAACAAATTATTGAATGTTGCAAAAATAGGTAAAAAAAGTATCACTTTAATAGGAGCCGGGGCTGTTGGATCACACGTTGCCTTGTTATTGACCCAAATGGGATGGGGCGATCAAAGCAGTGACCAAGGAGTTATTAACGTATTTGACTTTGATAAAGTCGAAGAGCATAATCTGGCAAATCAGATATATGATCCGTCTCATGTCGGAAAATTCAAGGTTGATGCTCTTAATGAGGCAATTAAGAAAAAGTGTGGTTTCGGAATTAATACTTTTAATGAAAAAGTAATTAATCAAACCGCGAACGTTCAATCTACCTATGTTTTTCTTATGGTGGATACCATGGCAGGCAGAAAAGAAATTTTTGATAACTGCCTGCGTTATAGTTTCGATACCCAGTTGGTAATCGAGACTCGAATGGGGTTAGATGAAGGTCGAATTTATGCATTCAATCCCGCAAATAGGGAGCATTTACGTGAGTGGGAATTTTCCTTGTATTCAGATCAAGAGGCCGAATTATCATTATGCGGGACCAGTATGGCTATAGCGATGACCGCTTGGTATATTGCAAGTCTTGCAGTTTCCAGAGTAATTCAGCATTTTAATGATAAAAAAGATTTATGGAATGAATTTCACTTTTGTTTATGTCCCGAATCATATTATTATAGAAGGTTTAGTGAAAAACCTTTTATGTTACAACAATTTAATTCATAAGGAGTAATAAAGATGATTCTGGTAAAATTGATGAAGTTGGGAATTCCGGTTGTTGAATACAGCATGGAAGATGGAGCAACCGTTTCCGATTTATTTGAAACGGCTGATGAGGAGTTCAAGGGAACAGTAACCATTCTTGACCGTCCCGTAGATGAAGACACGGTTCTTCGTGATGGTGACCGGGTTTTCGTATCGGCCAAAGTAAAAGGCAGCACCCCTCTTGAGGTAAAACTCTTGAGGGTCGGCGGCGCTACAACCAAAACCTATGTAGTGGAATCTGGGACAAGTCTCGGGGATTTCATTAATGGGTTGGAAGACAAGGATGATTACATAGACGCAAGCGGTAATCACAAGTGGACCTACACCGATGTTGTGGGCGTCGTATTGAGCCTTGGATATACATTCTCTGGCACTCCGGAACAGGTAATACGCATTCTCCTGTCCAAAAAGACCAAGGGAAGCAGGTAAACCTCAAAAAAAGGAGTTTCAAATGGTACAGGATGCTATGTATCAGCTAATTTTTAACCTGATGTTATTCCTTTTTGATAGGGGGCCGAAAGGCTCCCTTTTTAGCTATCAAATGCCAGCTGTTGGAGATCGCGGGGGCAATTGCTCTGGTAAAGATTGTGATTGTGATTCAATAGGTTCGGTTTCTACAACCTGATCTTGCTCTGTTGTAACCGGTTGTTGTGTTTCTGGATCTATTGGTACTATCTGCGGAATTCCTGCTAATAAATCAGCTTCTATCATTTGTAATTCTTTGAGATTTTTATAGACTTCTTGATAAGTATGTGGCATTGATTTGCTCATAATAAACATTCTTAATGTAAATTCTTCACGACTAAGACGGGATAGCGTGGCAAATCTTTGTGTAAGCATCATTATGATTTGCTGAACAGTAAATTGTTGAACTCCACCCATTTCCTCACTAAGTTTTGATCCATCTTCCTGTGTTTTATTAATCGACGATTTATTATGGCGTTCTCTGGATTCCTGTTCGGCGGAATACATTTTATTATTGAATTCAACCTGAGCATCGGCGTTGAATCTCTGTTGTATTATACCCGCTTTACCACCTGCCGATGCCTCGCCTTCCAATTCTTCAATTCTTAATTCAATCGATTGACTCGTTTCTTCCATTATATTTTTAAACTCAGTTTCCGGATCCATATCCAGTTCTTGTATTGCCGTCGTTCTTGATACGACGCGCTGTGATGGTGTTCCGGAAGAAGCCTGCAGGAGCATACCTTTTCTTTGTATATCATCAGCCATTTTGAATGGCGACATTTTAATATCGATTTCAGGAATATTAAAATAAATCGCCAAATGATTTTTTACCCAATCTATCAATTCATGCATACTGGTTCGATGATTGATAAATCTATTTTCAACAATTCTGAGAGAAACATTGCTCCCCGACCATGATGCGCCACCCCTTATAATTTCAGGTATTACGCCCATGCCGGTAATAATTCCATCTTCGGTCTGTTTTATTTCAGGAGTAGTCATTAATAATCTGGCTTCTCCGCTGAAGGTCTGAAAACCAACCGGTAACGGCATGATGGATATATGGTTAGGATCTACCTTCCATTTTCTAAGCTCTTCTTCAATTTTCTGTCTCCAACTGGTTAAATTAATAGTGGCATGGGGAGAAACATCACCTGTTCCCTGTGGAAATATAATTCTCAATGGAACGATATGATCGAGCGAAATCATTTCGTTTCCCTTTTTCAGAATTTTAAGATGAAACACGTCTTTTAAAACAGGCAATACCGTCGGAATCCCCCATCCACGTTCAGATGGATAAAAGTATTGCGGTCCGGGTTGTTTAAAATAAAAAACATTATCATTTTTTAATTTTAATTGTTTGTTCTGTTTTACAGCGTCTAAAATTTCAATACGCAAGGAGTTGACTATATCAAGATCGCCCTTTTTAACAGCCTCTACGAGAAACGGGGGTATCTGATAATAAAAAAAATGTTCATTTGTTATATTATTATATTTAATTTCAATAAACAGAAGATCCCATAAAATAATACTTAATTTATCTGTTTCTTTAGTCTGCATGTCGCTGATTTCAAAATCGGTTAATGATCCACAGGATGAGCATTTTCCTTTATATATATAATTTTTATATTCAAGATCAGTCTCTGATTCGACAGTATTTATAGTGTTACATTTTTTACATGTTAATAATCTCTTAAATGGAAAATGTATGGAAATAAGGCTGGATCCATATGCATGATAATCCATTCCTATTTGATGCATGACTTTGATGAATTTTAATTTTTTCTCAAAAATATCTTTCCATTTATCAACCGTTTTATCGCCTTCGATAAATGATTTTTTTTGATCGGTAAATTTGAGCGAAGTAATGGGGTATTCGGACATTCGTGCAATACATTGATATACAAGCGGATCAGAAAGAATACTGGAGGCTATAAACCGGAACATACCTTTAATTGTTTTAGGTATGAATGTATTGGTCATATCTAGGAACGGGGAATCGTATTTAATAGACGATCGGGTGAAAGAAACTTTAGTTTCCCCACCGCCCCCTGGGACACCACTCGGACTCAATACGTTTCCAGCTAAGCCTTCTGCTGCCATTATAATCCCTTACCAGACGCTATCTTAAACCACTTGTTAATTTTTTACGTATTTCAGAAAAGTGTTTGAAGGTTTGCTCAATATCTTTAAGATTGCGCTTAGAAAATTGCACATTATTAATAACACGCTTTAAGGTGTCTCGATTCGCTGAACCAATCATTGTATGCAAAGGACCATTCACTTTACCGCTAGACCTGAGTATTTGAACAATCTTACTATTACTCAACGCAACCTTCTCAAGTTCACCCTTTAATGCATTCCCAATCTTAACCATAATTTATCTCTGCTTTGATCGTTATGTTAAATAAATTGAACCTGTATGAAATATAGTGGTAATTTTTTTTATTCCAAAATTTCCATCACTACAACAAACAGTTTTTCCATATGTTGAACACCCTTTAACAATATGTATTTTTCTTTTTATAAATACAAAATCACCAGGCTGTATTGAATATCTTTGTTTACGGATAGATGGCTTAAAACCCTTTCTATTCAACTGCAAAACCCTATTATTTCTATGTTTCTGCTTAAATATAATTGGAGCCACTTTTCTCTGTTCGTTTCCACCAGCTATTACAAAAGCATCGTTATAATGGCTTTTTTCTAACCTCAAAATATTTCTTTTAACAAAAGTCTCATTTCCATAAATTAACTTACAATTTGATAAAATATTTCTGAATTTATTCCTTATTATACTCATAAATGTTGCATCTTTGTAAACCTTATTCTTTTTTAACACATCATACAACTTGTTCTTATGCAATTTCTTATGACATCTCTCATGCAACAAAGCCAAATTCTTCTCCCGGTCTATTCCACCGTTACTCCTCGATATAATGTGGTGAATATGAAAACTGTTACCTTTTGAAAACTCTTTACCGCATAACTGACATCTTCCCTGCTCCCGGAACATTAAAAAACTTCTCATGTTTTGATATTCAAACAACGATCCTTGTTGATATTGTATTCCTGCTATATCTGGATTCTCTATTTTCTGAATATCAAAATTACCTACTTCAATTACAACATTCTTAATTGGTAATAGTTTTTTTAGCTTGTTAATCAAGGTTATGTGGGTGTTGAATCTTCTCTGTGTTGAAGGTGGTAAATAACCAATAGCTGTTTTTCTATTGTTAAATCTTGGCTTTCTATACCACAATCTACTCCTTCTACCCCTTCGATACATTCTCTTTTCTATAAGTCTCTCAGATGTCCTTTGATCCAAAAGAAGCGTTCCTGCTACTATTTCTTTTTTATCAGTTATTGCTGAAAAACCTATATTCTTAAAACCGCTGTCTATTCCCAAAGAACAATCTTGAACCTGATTCTCACACTCAAAATTCAATTTAATAACAAATGGATTCTGCTTTACAACATGCGCTTTTCCTCCTTCTAAAAGATGCCTTGCCTTTGTACTTGTGCATGGCATTAAAGGTTTTCCATTAATTGACAATACAAACACAATGCTTTTAAAGCCGGGTGCTTGTTCCCGTTGATCCACTTCGAGATTGTTTAAAGTCCGTACTTTATCCTGTACACTGACTCTTTCAAGTCTGTTTAATACAGGATTTACAGAGCAAGGAACTAGTGGAGTATTCCTTGGTGTGTTCTTAAACTTTACTTTAAACTGCTGCATAGATAAACAACCTAAGCCCTCTAATCAACTCTTACGTTGAATCTCACGATTCAAGCTCCGGCCCTTGTGGCCGGAGTAGTTGACGCTGAAAGTTCTGTTCTTAAAAGTCTTTTTGCTTGTATACTTACCATATTATCCTCAATATCATTTTTGTAATTCCCGGTTATGAATTCCGCGAACCTCTTATAAATCGCCGGCCACTCATCTGACATTGAAACCATCTTCCTCATTTCTAAGGCAATCAATGCCGCTAAAGAAGGGGGAGGGCAATAAATGCCTTCCTGATAAAATATAATACAAATATACTTCTCGACATCTATACTGAATTCACCGTTTCGATCCGGACGAATGTGGTTCATGGTTTTTACGCACTTAATAACATCACCTGGTGAAGGAGACCTTAATAGTTCAAAGTCCGCTATAGAGCCTCCAAATGCGTTACAGAGTTGATTGAATTCGAACCAATCGAAAAATGCCGCGTCATTACGGCATAGGTGTCTGATTGCCAAAACCTTATCTCTGTTTACGTCTTCCAGGGCAAGTCCATAATCCGTCCAGAGTTTATGAAATATAGTTTCTATTTCCCACTCCCACCAATCCTGACCAAATTCTTTATTTAAAAAATCATAAATATCGATGGTTGATGATGCTTCATCATTAAGCAAGGTGTTTATCTTGGTAATATTAACGATAGGTTTAGGTCGCTCCAGTTGTTTCTGGATCGTTTCAATAAGTGATTGATCACCAAGAAGATGGGCATCGTATAGTTGTTCAGACAATTTTTTCATTTGTAAAAAGCCGTTTTCAACATTTCGTTCTTTATTACAACAGTTTACCTTTGAATAAAACTTGATCGATCGGTTTTAATTCCTGAAAAGCCTTCACAGGATTGTCGCTATACGATTTAGAAAATTTTTCACCGAATATAGACGCGACCTTCTCCATCTTAACCTTCTTACATGCCACCTTCCTAAGATCAAGCGAAGACACTTTAATATGTTCGGATATCCGCTCCTCGGAAGGATCGAATCCAAAAACAGTAAGAACCGGATCCGGTATTTCTTTGTCATACCCAGACTGCAGGTTCGCCAGTTTATCGAATTCAAGTAAGGCATGTAGAACTACAAGTCCAGGAAAGTTGTCAGTGGCCAATGATGCTATCTTATCAAGCATCTTGATTGCATCGACACCGACCACGGTAGTCTTCATTGGATGGCATGCAACTTTCCGAAACTCAATCCCCTTCTTAAAAAAGTCAGAGATATTTGCCTTTAGATTCGCAACCTTAGCATAATTAGAAACGATCTGATTGTCGATGACGACATTAAGATCGTTCGCTCTCTTTTCGAGATTGGTTGCAAAAGTAATTCGATCCTGAACATCAAATCTTTCAAGAAATTTTACAAAATAAGCCGCAGCCAATTTGACATGTTCAGCCGTCTCTATCGGATAACGTTCACGTATACAATAATGCATTTTTTGCTCCATTTTTATGTACTCGAAATTAAGATACCCTTTTTAAAAACCATTTCACCGGACGTATCGTTTGGTTTTACATAAGTAATTGTTATGTCTATCCCGGACTGTTCGACAGCGCCTGTTATAACAGAAAGCTCGGAATCAGCCCCAAGAGTTAATTTACTATCCTTTCCCGATACGGTCGCCACTCCTTTTATATCTAATGCATCATAAATGGTCGTTTGTGTCTTGAATACCGAATCTAAAACCGATTCAATACCGTCTGTTCTCATTCTATTAACATTAAGAGCAGGCGCGAATCCACGAAGCGTTGTAGGAGTTACACTGGATATTTTTCCATCATTATCTAAAACAACGGTACCCAATAAAACCGAATAATCATTTGGGGCCGAAGCCGTATAAACTGAAATTACGTCATCGACAATACTTTGTATCGCATCACCGGCAGCGGCAGCTTTATCATCGTAAACTATTTCGGTCTCACCTTCAATATTAATGAGCGTTATTTTTTTACCTTCAGGATTTAATAAAGATTCCCGGAATTCAGCCATATCATGGTTTGCATAAATGTATTTTGTCCCTGGGCCATAAACACTTTTTGTAATATCTTTATTAAAAATTATAATGTTTCCTGACGGGGTAAACGCTAATCCGCTTGAAACACTGATTGAAGATTTTGTTTTTTCAGATAATACCATTCCGCGTAAAACCCGCCCTTCGTCAGAATCGCCAACGACACCTCGAACGACACGGCGAACATTTTCCATCATTGCGGATTGAATCGACCATTTGGTAATATCTACAAAATCCCCTGTTCCATATGACGGGGAAGGGTAATCGGTTCCCAGGATTTCATGTATACGTTCTTTAATACCAATCTTTACATTAACCCTTCTCATTCAATAACTCCTGTGGAGAATCCGGTGGAGGATTTATGTTTTTTGTTTCGGATACATATTTTGCGGCCCATTCTTTTTGTTTATTTTTATCAATAAATTTTTCAGCCACCCCAACAAGGGCCTCAATAGCTCCAATGGTTTTTTGAAATTCTTTATTAAGTTTTTCAATTGCCGTATACGCATCCTTTAAAGCTGCGTCGATATTACTTGCCTGTCGATCGTACATCATTAATTTTTCAAAAATACTTTTTGATTCGTCTGGTTGTTCGTCAACGTGCCGTGATAAATACGCGATCGCCAATCTTGTTTCTTTTTCCATAAACATCACCTTTCTAAACTAGTTGATAACGGTAATAATAATTATATAATTCAGAATTACCATCTTGTGCATAAATGTTTTCTGCGACGGTAAATCTTTCATTGTTCGAATCATCAATATCAAATATATTTTGAAAAATTCCATCATACAATAATACTTTTTCAATAATTTGTGGAGGATTATTAATCGTAGAACTAAGATATCGTGAAGACCTCCACCGTTCAAGAATAATATTACTTCCGTCCGTTCCCAGAACAATACCAAACCATTTATCACTATCGACTAGTCTTAATTCAAGTATATCTCCTATTGATATTTTAGCGGTCATTTCATTATAAATGTCGCTTGATCCCGTTATAATAACAATATCCTGACTTGTTATGGGATCAAATTCAATATCAGCACTTTGCGTCGAACCGATATAAAATTTTGGTAATGACGGTACCAGTGAAAAATAATCGATCGGTACAAGAATTCTTGAATCCTTTTTAAAACGAATGCCTGGAACGCCAGCCCATCGAATACGTTTATATTGAGAACTTACGGATGTTAATGGGGCAAAATATTCAATATCAAATCGAGTGGTTGTAATTCTCGAATCTTCACTGAAATTAAAAAATTTTGCTATGTTCAATAATTCGTTTTCAGAATCAACTATGCCCGAAATATCAACGTCGTATATTGGAAATATATTTCCAAATTGAAATATATCGATAAATTCAGGTTCGATTTGAAGAAAACATTTAAAATTGTTTAATTTTTCAATATTTAACAGTCCGGTAAACGACGTCAACGTCGTTATATAATTTTCTTCATTCGGTTTATAACACTGAATTTTTGACTTATCCACTATATGATATGTTCGAGTTATTCGTATGCCGGATTCATAAATATCATATGTACCATCCGGCAATGGCGAACTGATAAAATAACCATTGTCATCTGATTTTATCGAATCAACAATAACAGAACCGGTTGTAGGATTTGATGTTTTAATAACTATTTGAGCATTGCGCAAAATGTTGCCGGCACTATCCGTAATATAGCCTTGAATTGATTTAGATCGAAGATTTGATCCCATAATAGTAATATACCATTTATTTGGAAACTAATTTAAAATAAGTTATGCCAAACTTTTTAATATCTTCTTGGATATTATTTTTATTATAAAGAAACGCTTGATCATTTAACCATGGATAATTTCCATTTGGCCAATTATCTAATGTTCTTTTTCCTACATATTGCATAGTAGTTCCATCTGCAGGATATTCTTTTTTTCGAACTACTCTAATTCTAAACAGACAATGTTGTTCTAAATCATCAATGTCCAGATATTTAATAATATAATTATTATTATATTTTATGGAGCTAAATATTTCAAAATTTTGATTTTTACTAATCATATATCTTGCTTCTCCGATATTTAATTGCGATATATAAGTATTCGTCGGAGTATTGGCAAGATCAATAACTATTGTATCATTAATAAATAATTCATTATCAAGCGTGGCTTTGTCTTTTTTTACATATAATTTAATAAATGAATATTGAGAAAGATAATCATATGTTTCCGCGTAAATAATATGATATGAAGTGTTGCTATAATTATTGGTAAGAACACCATTTGTCAAACTATTAATAACATCATCAGAAAGTTCAATATCAAACCGTGCATTATAAAAATCAGCATTCGCCACGACAAAAGAAGTTATTTCACCGACTTTTTCTTCGGTAATTGTTCCTGCCACGATAAAAAGATTGTTATGTATTATTTTATCAACAATTTTTTCGGTATCGGTGGAAATGGTATTAAGAGATTTCCAATTATTGGTTTTCCATGTTTCGATAACGATATCCGATTTATAATTATCGTCGATCATGTATGCAAAACCTGAAAAATAAGAATAAAGCCATTTCTTTTTATCTGGAACGCCATTGAAATCTTTATGGTTAAATTCTTGAAATAATGTTGATAAATCAATATCAGTAATATAAGAAGGGTTTTCCCGATCGATATAAGAAGAATATTTATCTCCGAATTTCCATACCTTGTTATCAATTAAAAAATTTAATCTGATATCATATTCTTTACTATCAAACTCTACGATATAAGTACCAAATTTTTCAAATTCTTCTTGCTGCGGTCTTATAAGACTTAAAAAGCGATATGGTCTTTCATGATATATTAAATGAGCAGGATATTCAAATCCATCATATTCAATTTCGGAATAATCCGATTGAATTACGTTTAAAATACCAAATGTAAATGATTTATCCCCATAATATATATATCGATCATTATTTGCGTCATATACTGTTTCTTCGTACAATCTGTGGGATCCGGCTTTTATATAATTTTGTTTACAATAAATCTGAGTTTTTTTATATCCTCCGGTAAAATCCATTATAATACGTTCGGAAACCGAACCTGGGCAAAATGGAAATTCTACGTTATAAACCACGAGATGATTTCCGTCTTTTGCGCGTATGGTTTTAAAAGAATCATTTTTTTGAAGAATTTTAATATACCCGTTGATTCCGGGTAATTTTAACATTGGACGGAATAACTCATATTCCTGAACATCGTTATAATTTGGATAATTTAATAACCGCGACACGCTGTTTGGTATAGGAATATGATTAGGGTCATCCGGTAAGTATGATGATTCGGGATGATAGTTACTACAATAAAGTTTAATGAATTCCGATATCGATCCATTATTTAAAACATCAAAACCATAACCCATTCCGGAAACGGTCATTTTATTATCAGTATATAAACCGGTATCCGCAAGATCGGTAATCCAAAATAATTTTCTCACACCAGTACCGACAACACCACCGATTAAATCATCAAGACATGCATCTTGTCTTCTTAAAATATTTGAAAAATTATTATAAAATCCGGTTCCATGAATAAATAAATTGGTATCCGGGCTTCGTATGGTTACTGTGTGAATAATATCGGTATTATATTCATGTTCGTTTAATTTACTATCAAGCTCTTTAATAAAAGAATAAGGAGCCTTGATTTCGAGAAACATGGTCGGATTTTCATAAAACGTTTCGGCATTTTCAAATTTTATTGGTTTTCTATCTTCATTTACAAAACTAAATTCAATAATTTGTCCATCCGATAATGGCTTAACCATCATATATGGTTGGGTCATAACGATTGCAGAATGCCGCCTATTACGTTCGGTATCGATATCGATTCCCTCAAGCATTATATTACTTAAATTATCAGGATCCATCGTTTGTATTGAATATAAATTTTCATTATCCCGAATCATATATTTACAAATACTAAATGAAATCCTTGATTGATCATCATATTCTTTAAGATGAATCCCGGGGTGGCGTATTAATTTTATGGTATCATAAAGTATATCAGACCATGCTCTGGCATATATTTTTTTAGGTATGACACGGCCGCAATCTTTAATTTCTGGATAAAATGAAATAATATTACTGGAATCATCTGGTGGATGCCTAAATGGATATGTATTACTCCAATCCGATGAATTTATAAATGTTAAAAATGGATTGTGCGGATCATAATCATTAGTACCGCAAACAATTTCATCATATTCATATTTAAAATTTTTTAATTGAGTAATTTCTTGTTTATCGATTATAATTTTATAATCTATCAACATTTTAATATCATTAGGATAGGAGAAAAAATAATTCCTAATATTATCCCCGGTTATACCACAAAATAAATTTTTAAATGCCGGAATATTAATTTTAAAATAGTCATCGGATAGGGTATGCGATACTATATATTCATATCCCCAGATATATTTATTATATCCAACATAAGACGCTTTATCGAGATTACATTTAAAGCCTAGCGCTTTATAAACAGGAAGCCTTCCAAGCCAATGATTAACGGTCAATACGTGGTCAATATCATTACCTGGTTCGTATGATTCCGTTATTAAATCGGATTTATCTAAAAATTGAATTAAATCATATTCTGAATAATTTTGTGATATACTACGATATTGTTTCGTCGTTAATTCAAAAGTATGGGGTGAATATTGTTCCCTAACCGCATCTGCAAAAAATGGAAATTGATTTGATAGCTCGGTAACGTCTTTGTATTCCTGATACATTATACTTTTATCACTAAAAAAAGAAACATAACAGGTATGTTTATTAATAAATGTATTATTGTTATGTTTGAATAAAAAATCAGCTAACCATGAATATTTCTCAGAAGAAAATCCATATGATAACCCAGCAGCTATCGGCTTGCTTAGATTATTAAAATTACTGATAATCGAATGATAATATGATGAACGTTTTGGATTTATAAGTTTTAACACATCATCACCGCGCTTCCGCCAAATTTAACATTATTAATGATATTACTTTTTCCTTTATCATAAGTATTATTTATATAAATAATTAAAAGATTTTGGATGTCATCAAAATAAAATTCATATCTTCCGTCATTAAAGATCGAATTAAGCAATCCGCCGATATATTTATCCGTTTTAAATAATATAATCGATCGTGTTCCCGAATCAAAATAGGCGGTTACCTGATATATGATCTTATTTGGCTTATCAGATAAATAAGAATAATCTTTTCTGAATTCTTTTAATCTAATTACTACCTTCGATTCCCGACAAAATTCATATCTGTGTATTATTTCCAGATCCCTATAAACTTTTGTTCTGGTTTTAAAATTTTGATCAAAGACAGAAAATTTATCCTGAAAAATAGTCTCTATGTCATCTGATTTTATAATCATGTTATTTACTAATAATTCATAGGGGCCGATATCGACAATTCCTGATATATAAATCCTTGGATTACCGATAATATCAAATTGTTCAGTAACATATGAGTTATCGCCGGCATCATATATAGGAGACGATTTTTTACATAGAAAAGACCGCTCCATAAGATAAAGAACATCAAACAATCTTTCTGTTAATGTAACATATTTAAATTCAGGATCGATGCTTTCAAGAGAATCAATTGCTGTTTGTACAAAAACAAATGGATAATCGCTAAAATTATAAGTCAAATTATTTTTAATAATATCATTATTATTAGGAGACGTCTGAAACTTTAACGTATCATTATAATAAGATATTATTTTGGTATTAATACAGGTATTCGGGTCGTCTGATTTAAGAGATAACTGCATGGTATCTACATTTGAGGTATTCCGATATATTAATAATGAATTAATCGTTTCTATTACGCCTTCTTCTATTATTGCATCATTATTTATCTGTACGATACAATTGACAAATCTGAGTTTATGAACATCATTAATAAGATAATCCTGCGAAACATCATAAGTACTGAAAATTTTTAAATTTTTAAATTCAACAATACTTTGATTTGAATCATTATCAATAAGAGGCCCTTGATACGCTAACGTACTTGGACCTCGTTTTATTTCCCGTGGAAATGTCGCAATAGTAACGGTTCTGGACTCTCTATCATAAAGTGTAAACGTTCCAGCAAAAGTCTCGCCGCCCTGGGCGTATATGATTAAATTATCGACTAATTTTAAATTACCATTTTGGGATTCATGTTTCAGGAATTCATTTAATGAATATCGCGGATTCCCACTATAATATTCATTGGTATTAAATTGAACCAATGGATTAACGTCGGTTAAAAAATTAGCTTCCGGATTCCCATCATCTCCTATTTTTCTTAAATATAAAATCATTGTTCCTGGAATTGTTCCGTTAAAAGCATTAACGTTAAAAAATATTTCTCCGACGTTTAAATCTCCGAAACCGGTAATATCAAGCGATTCAAAGGCTCCGATATCCCATTTAAGCAATTCCCTTAATGATCCGAAAATATCATCAACAAATAGGCGACTTATATCAGCCGCATTATCGACGGCATAAAAGTCTTCATATTCATCAAGATAATAATTCCCTTCCCATCTATTTAAAAATTTAATTTGTCGATCTTCTGATATAATATTGTTTCTAAAATAAAAATTTCCTTTTCTGTTTGAGTATTCGCATGCCACATTTCTTAATTCGGAATATTGGAATAAATTATTTCTAACATAGGCTGTTGTCGTATATTTATAATCGCTTTTATAAAAACGAAGGGCCTGTCTGCATCGTGAAATGGTATTATTTAAAATAAAAACACTCGACCAGTCCCTTTCATCATAAATATTATTAGAATAATCGTTCATGTTTCCTGTATTGATCCCGTATCCGGAACATTCATAAATTAAATTATTAATAATATAATTTTCTTTCGTGAAATCGATTCTTAATCCAATATTTTTAATAATATTATACCAAACGCATACTCCTCCTGAATTAAGAATCGTAACGCCATTCATTATTTGCATTCCGGATATTTCCGAGCATTCACATCCGGTTAATATAATTGAATTTATTGCAGCGCCAATGCCAAGCATACCATTATGTTTTTGTGATTTATTACATTCCGTTTGTTCATTTTTAGGAGCAAAAATTTGCACAAAATGATCGACGTCGGCATTTACGTTTGTTAATGAAAGATCGCTATTTAATATATTATCATCAAAATACACAATACCAAATCGTACTTTACCAACTATTAAATCTGAAAAGCGAAGAATAATATCGTTTGATAAAGAAATGTTTGGTATATAAATTTTACTAACCACTCCATGATTTCTATCGGTTAATGAATACCCATACATGTCGCATACGATCCAATGTCGAAGAGATAGTTTTCGTGTAAGAATACAACTTAATGGAAATGGATTATTATTATCGACTACTTCGCATCCAACGGCAAGTTTATTATTTACTTGATCTTCTGAAAAAATAATTAAGCTATAATGCTCAAATGTTTTAACTTGGTAGGTTACTATACTACTTGATTTTTTTGTTTTAAGATCGGTATTATACGAGCTTATTCCTATATTTACAAGACATGGAATATATTCTAATGCGCCAATATCCCAAACACGATCTCGTATCCAGTTCGTCGCATCAATTGAAAATTTTTCAATTAATGAAAATCCCGTTCCACGCATTGATATACTATCATTTTTCGGACGATAATTACGAAGAGGGTATTCTGATTGATAATCAACATATTCAAATGGAACAAAACTCATGCATTTATTTCTATAACCAGCTGATGAATCACTGGAAAGGCAATATTGAATATTTTCATTATTAAAAAATGAACATCGGGTCGAAATGTTATTAATTAGATCATCAGTTGGTTTATTATAAAAACCAATAACATCACATTCATCAACAGTATTATTATAAACATAATCTTTTCCGGAACAGATTATTCCATATTGCCCCATTCCATATATGACATTATTAATAAAAGAATTGTTTTCATTGGATCCGACATTAAGATATGTATTGGTATCTGCAATGCCCCATATTTTAATGTATCCTATTCCATGCATCGCGGATGATTTGATTTTAAAATTACAATCCGCAGATATATTAATATAATCATCATTGACATAATTCCATTTATTATTATAAAAATAATATAATGAAATTCTTTTTTCATAATATGATGATTTTAGAAAAATACCATCTGGATATAACAAACCACCTCTTATAATTCTAAATTTATATTCTTGGCCGTATTTATGATTTCTTAAAACTGTTTTAGTATTAAAAATAAGTGAAGTCAAGTTAAAAGTCATTTCAGCAACAATATTGGCGTCGTCACAGATTGTCATTTTTACATATCCGCTTGATTGAGAAATTACTGAAAATTCAAAATCAAAATCACCCGAATATTCAACAGCAGCTGGCAATATAGATTCATAAGCTGCGCTAATATTACTTTTTCTATAAATGATATCATTGTCGCCATATTTTTTAATTAACCAATTATTAACTATGTCCGGTCCCCATATCACAGGATCGATACCATCTGAGAAATCACTTTTTATAGCCGAATCAATATGGCCGTCATTTTTTGATACAATGCCATTTCCAGCATCAAATATAATATTATTTTGAATTTTAACATTATGACAATTATTAAGAGTTGCACAACTCGAATTATCATCGACAGTCATTATTATGCCATCAATTACGGTATTATCAACAAAAATATTTATACTACCTTCATTGATAAAATTTGCATTTTCCGGATCAGCACAATGAATTTGTGGTATATTACATTCGTCGGTAAGATTTCTTGGAGTAAAAATTTTTATATAACAATCAATATCAGTATCAAAATTTCTAATAAAGAAACCAAGTTGACTGCGCACCTCACCTTTATAAACAGTAACATTAAGGCGATATCTAACCGTTCGAAGATTAAATCCAGTAATATCATTAATCGGACTTATGCCATTAAATAAATTATAAAGTGAATTATACGCATATTTAATACTAATAACATCAGTTGTCCCAAGATCGGAAACTGATTCTCCGAGATTTGTTTTGACAAGCCACTTTGAATCATTGATTTTTTTATAAATATAACACGCGCTACCTCTATAATATATTACACAACCAATTCCAATAAAATCATTAGTTTGTGGAGCTGAAAAGGTAGCAATATCATTATTAATTCTTATTGTTACGTTTGATCCGGTTAATAAATTGCTCTCATCTGTTCCGACTGAAAAATATAAATCTTTAATTTGTACATCAGGTATTGAATCGGCGCCAACACTTAAAGCATCTATTTTTTCAGAATCTATATCGATATCGACGTCAACCAGATCAAATCCACGATTAAGAGTATTATAATAATCTCTTTTAATGTGATAATCAAAAACATTTGATGTTGTATCGCTGGCATAAGTAAAATCTTCAAAGTTCAAGCTATCAATACATCCGGTAGGAACAACAAAGGTTCCTATTCGAAAATAAAAATCCTCTCCAGGAACCGAGTCCGGCGGAATTAAAATATCACTAGGCTCCCCAGCGACATATACAACCTTGGTTGGCGTAATAAAAATGGCGTCGGCGCGATCATATGTTTCATCCGCTGCATCAACAGCCATTATCGATTCACCATAATTAATCTCAATATTATTAAGACGCCCAATGCCAACTGATGAATTAATATTCATATAACCAGGCACGGGGCTTATTAATAAACCGGAAATTATTCCATCTTGAATATATTCGCTCAAAATTAAGCCATTCTATAAAAATTGTTCAACAACACAATTAATAAATTGACCAACACCATGAAAATTCTCAATAGAAGCCAATGATCCAATACAATTAATAATTTCATCATTAACATCATGGGAATTATAACTATAATTACCCGTATCCACACAGGTGTTATTATATGATTCACTTTCATCCAAATCAATTCCGGAAATGGTCTGGTGATATACTATATTACTGATTGCCGTATTTCCGGATTTTAAATCAATTCCAATATTTCCTCCAGCGATAATATTACATTTAATCAAACAATTATCATATGTATTTCCAATAGATATAGCCGGAGACGTATTTGTAATTTTATTTAAAACAAATCCTTCAAGAATAATATACGAATTATCCAACTGAATCGTATCCTTATAATTAAAAACAACGCCACCATAATATCCATGATGGCGTTGTCTAACCATACATTCGGTAAAAACATTATAAGGAGTTGCTAATTTTAATTTATAAACACTATTAGTAATCCAATTAATTATATAAATAGAATCTTCAAATTCCGAATCATCTTTATAAAACCAAATTATGACATTGGTCTCGTTTAATGCAAGATTTCTAAAACCAAGAAGCGTTTCAAGATCATTAACTCCGCTACCATTAATACTTGACGTTGAATTAAATACTCTTTTAATTTCAGTAATATCTTGTGGTGTTGTAACATCAGCAGGTAATTCACCCTCAGCCGTGAGAACAAGCCATATAAAATCAGTTCCCTTTTCGGACAGATAAACCGTAGTAGCATTAAATGTGACCTTATCACCAATTCCTATTTTTGAACTCATTGAGGATCCAATAAATGTCGCAATACCATTTTTAATAATAATTTGAAGAGAAGTATTATTTAGATTTGAATCATCATTACCTAATGAAAAATTTGCCATTTTACCATTTCTTAAAGGATTATAATTAAGAAAACCATTATTCCACCTGTCCAATCTGTCATAACCGGTTGCGTCATAATTAAAAGAAAAATTTGGATCGGCTTCAAGATTTATTGAATTTGTTTTTAACGATTCATAAAGAGTAATATCTATATCGATTTCGTAAGGAAAATAATTACTATATCCAATAAATTTATTTAATGTATCATCGTTTCCAATACAGCAATCGGCTGTTATATGCGGGGACTTGGGACTTCTATTAATATATGCATCAGATATGCATTTATTAACTATATTGTTCTTTAAAGAACAGCGATTATAAAACCTATTAATCGGATGGGAATCAATTACAATTCCTTGGTAACAATTAAAAATAGTATTATTATATATGTTCAAATAATTGTTTTTATTTCCGGAATTGCCTATAAGAAAATTGTCCGCTTCTGATATTTTTTTATCAAAACCAGTTGGTTTGACGTCGCTTAAATATGACAATACGCCCCATGGCTCGCCATAAACTTTAGCAGTATCGATAAGTTGACTTAATGTAATTGGATCCCCCTCATTACATATTATTTCAACCCTTTCCGGCAACCATCTGATTTCCGGATATAAAAGACCGCCAAAATAAGGCCAAAAACATACTTCATAATCTGAATTCTTATCAGTATGGTCAATAGTTTCTATAATTAAATCTTCGAATCGCGCGGTTGTCGATCTGCCGATGTTTTCTTTAAATTCAATCCCAATTCCATTACAATCATAAACAAAATTATTAATAACAGAATTACTGTCTTCTCCATTATTAGAATCAAACGTAATGCCATTCTTTTTGCAATCACGGATAATATTATTTTTTATCAAAAACCCGACCTCTTCTCCATAAATACCGTATTGCCCCCCTCTTATCTGCAGACCATCTATTATAGTGTATGGACACATTATTCGAATTGATTTTTCACCGCCGTCTTCACCATAATGAATAAATAAATTTTCATCCCATTTTCCATTATGCCTTCTATTAGCAGGGGTTTGAATTGTTACAAATCTTGTTATATCGGTATCAAAATCAATATCTATACATTTTGTGGATTTGCCCTCGGAACAGTTGATGATAATTTTGACGTCATCTGCTATCGGATTAATAACAGAAAGATCATCTATAGCTGAAAATAAATCAGAATGAGAAAAATAAATATGATCTATCGTATACTCGGTAACCCCGTCTCCACTAATAGGATCACCTTCTGAATTAATTGCTTCCCAAATATCATTATCTATTTTTCTTTTTAAATAATATCTGTTTATTCCGATATAAACAACACAACCCGGACACAGGTATTCGCTCAATTGATCTTCTGAAAACGTTATTATACCTATTGAGGATATCGTACACGTTGCAGGGCCTTCTAATAAGTCAATGTCTAAAGAACCGATTGAATATATAACTTCTTGTACTTCATGATATGCGCCAATACAATAAGTATTATCAAATAAATTACCGAAAATATCAATATTATTATATAATGAAACGGCAATTCCGGTTTTAACATAATCGAAAAATCCAAATAAAACCCGAAGATTATCAGTAGCCGTATTTAAAAATTCAACAACTACTTCAGATAAATTCCCTTGATCGCTTCCTGCCGTGCCATCACTTGTAATGCAATTAAAAACAGGAGAGAGCCCGATTGCATTATCGTTTAAACACGTTGAACCGCCCTTCATCAAATTATTTTTAATTTCAAGTTGTAAGGATTTATATTCGATAGACGTATCACAATTATTAAAAGTATTATTATATAAATGACATTGAATGGAAGTGGTTATCATACAATTGATACCAATAGTATTTCCATTGAAATAATTATTGGATATATAAGCCTTTTCAATTGTTTCAATTGAAAATAATACCCCGTTATCCCATGCCCCTGTTATTATATTACATGTCGCCGATCCTCCAAGCGCAACGTTGATTGCCGACCCGCCCGATCCTGTTTTTTTAAATATTAATCCCTGTATATGAACATTGGAAGTAATAAAAATCGTTCCTCCCATAATATAACCGGACGTCGAATCTCCTTGATGCCTTTGAACTTTATTACAATCGGTTTTTATATTTATTGGAGTATAAATAGTTATCGTATTGTCTTTAGAAAGCGTCCAATCTGTAGATATTGCTATACTACCTGAATTATCATCCATTTCATAACAACATATTCTCAACGAACTGGATATTGAAATTAAATTTTTAGTACCCAGCTTATTACCAACTCCGGAAAGCGCACTTACAATAGAATGAAAACTTTTATCAATTTTTACTACAGTTAAATTAACGCTATAACTATCGGGAATACATCCACTGCCATCATGAACTAACCAAATAGAGCAAGTCAATTTATTATTAATAACGACGTCAAAATTTGAATTTCCATCATTTAAAGTAACAACATCGCCAATCCCAAAATAGGGATGTGTCTGTGGTATATCGAATTTTAAAATACCATTTTTAATCATTGCCTTTGGCATTGTATTATTAATATCTTTTGTAATATACGAATCATCCGATTCCGCGGCAACGCCAATTGAAAATGTAATGATGTCATAAACCGGTTTGATTCCATGTGATGATAACCCCGAGCGGCCGGCTATATTTGAATATGAATGAGTAAATCCGGCGGCTACGTCTTCTATCGTAAACGGACCATACGTATACCACCATCCGTCGGTCATCGCCTCAAGATAACCGCTGACGTTACCGTCGGTAAACCAACCCCCGGTCTGAGTTGTTAAATAATTTCCTGGAAGGATCATGACTCTTCAACTACCATGTATCTGTGAACGGCGCCCCTATGGGTTACCCTGCTCGGATGGGTGGCATATACTTCCCCAACGCCGCCCTCAAAAGCCGAAGCAATATATAATGCATGATTAATATCGCCAATATAACCGTCTTCATACCATATAAATGAAGCGGTTCCGTCTGATATTACAATTTCATATGGCAATGAAAATAACGTATTTTCAAGATCGTCATGGTAAACGGTAAATTCAAGAATTTTAAAATCACGCATACCAGCCGATGCAGGAATATATTCCGATACTTTACCAACAAATTTATGTTTATCAATTAAAATTCCAACATCGGTTAAGTCTACCGTCCAATGATCCACTTCGGAATGATACGTCATCACAATATTTGAAACGGAAGAATTCGAATTGGTCATTAAATCCCAGAGATTGATATCAATCTGAACGGTTTCAATAGACAATTCCCTTCCAATCTCTTTTTGATCGGAATCCCTTATAACATTATATCCATCAAAGATCATGACCGTATCGTTGAATGGGTTTATGATTTGAGCGTTTACCATATTAAAATTCCTTATTATTTTATAATATAAGATATAGAAAACGATGGTAATATTAATAATTTAGTAGATGCCAATATTATATTACTTAAATTAACCAACCAAATACCCACACCTTCACCATTTGCATATGGCGGAGATATAAGGCATGGTGTTATATTATTATCATTAATAAAATTAAAACTTTTAAAAATTCCCGGCCATGTTACAATATTATTATCTATCAATATTTCTTCAATATCAATTGGTATCCAAATATTTAATGCAGTAATTGAAAAACCAGTTGAATTTGTAAATGATATATTATTGGACGCACCAGAACGATAGACATCTAAAGTTACCATTTTTCCACATTTAATAATATCTACTTTAATATTAACATCTAAAGTATCAAGACTAGCTACGGCGTCTTTTCCAATCCATTCTTTATAATCTTCAAGAAAATTCTCAAATAAATCACCCGGGCCCTGTGCTCCAATATGTATTCCTTCAAATAATGGAGCGTCACCTGTTCCGATATTTTGATCCAAAGATTGTAAATAAGTCCAGTTATCCACCGTAATTTCAGAAGTGTCAATATGCGTTAATTGTCCAGCCTCATTGGTCGTTAGGGTGCCGAGGGTTATCCATGGTTCTTTAATCATTTCATATTCCGTGAAATGATCAAGAAGAACATATACCCATGTAAATAAATCCCTTAAAGATTGGGATGCATCATTATCATCATTAGCAAACGCATCTCCAAGATAAGACGTTGTCCCATAAGCCGTATTCCATTTTGTAATACCTAATAAGGCTGATGGTGATTCTAATTTAACGGTAGGATCAAGTTCCGATGATCCGCCAACAATAAACTTATCAAGCATGTAATTCTTTTTTGTATTAGTATTAAGTTCAACCCTTACCGCACCAGCCTTATCTTTAATTTTAAATTCAACGCCAACGCCCGCCCGCTGAGCAAATAGTGAAAAATCAGTACCAGGACCACCGCCGGATGCTTCATTGCGTAATCCCAGCCAATAAGCGGCATGGACATTATTTGCCTGGACGGATGCAATTCTATGATTCGATCCAATGACAAAGTTTTCACCATCGATGCTTCCCGTTCCGGTAGACCCTGAATGGGGAACCCTTAAATAATCCGTATATAAACCGTCTATCCAGTTTATAGTTCCGCCAAAAATTTTATCACCGGATATTGACTTATCAAGCATATCTCTTCTAACTGTAGTAAGCATAGGGCCTCTTATTTAATTGAAAAAAACAATTTGGTCAATGTTACTATTGAACCTTGCGGCCAAATTAATCTATTGAATTTGATATCGCTATTTGATCCATAAGTTCCGACACTGCCTTCAACGGCATTTATTAATGCATTATTTATAGCGCCGGTAATTTTAAAATGGTCTACGGTACCTGTATTTTCAACAGAACTTTTTAATGAATTAGAACTATTATATGAAAAAATATATTTTTCGAGATCAGCACCGGATCCCTGCGAAACGTTATCATATAATATTCTACACAAAACAGTATTATCCTGGGAATAAAAATAAATAAATTTTGGAACGTTTGATGGGTCCAATAAGGAATCCGCCATTTTACCAAGCATTTGCATTTTTAATTCTAAATTGATATTCATATCTTTAAATATAATACTTTGTTTGAGATTGTTCGCTCGGAAAATATTTTCCAAATTCGGCGCCCGGTATAGCACTAATCATTTCAAGAAGATCCGCGTCAAGATTTATTCCGCTTTGTCTTCTAAAATAATTAAACTCTTCCCATCCGCTGAATTTTTTCATTGAAACATTGCGGGCTATAATATCGAATTTTTCCAGTTTATCATCAGTGTCATAAATAGTATCGATTGGGGCGTCAAGATATGCTTTATAATAAACGCCGGATTCAAGCAATAGATAAAGAAATTTATGTGTCGGCCACAATAAATGAACATATCCTGCGTTTACATTTTCATGAACAAATGGAATATAATCATTATATTGTGATCCGCAAATAATCAGAGTAGCAATTTCACTATCCTGAATCACATCTAATACATGATAAATACCATCTATTTCCGATCCATAAACAAGGATTTCCGGATATCTGTTTTTTGCATGCATTATATCAATCATATGTTCCAGATATCCTATTTTATTACTATTAAAATAACCCATACGTTGATCGCTGTATACGGAAATACTTTCTTGATAAAAACTAATAATCTTATTTTTATTTACCAGTTTTAAATATAATAAATCACCAATCGACAATCCTGAAGAATCTTCCAACCTAATAATACCATTAAGACGATCGACTACTTCAAGAATTTTTACATGACCAATCGATTCATTCATCATTTCACAGCCCTCGGCCGCAAAAGGACTGAGTTTATTTATTATATCTAAAGTAATATTATTACCATCAATAACGGTTATTTTATAACCATATGATTCATACAATCCTATTACTTTACATTTTTCAGGAGAAATCGGAAGGCCATAATAAACGTTTAAAGCCTTTTCCATGTCATCAAGATTTTGATTAAATTTCATCAAACCATGAATTGCGGCTTTTCCGGATATATTATTATAATTATATTCTTTCCATCGATTAATATCGACCAACGCTCCATACATTTCATACATATAATCTTCAATAATAGGAGTCGTTTTACAATAGAACGTATCCTCTATTTCAATATCGTTAAATAATTCAAGCGTATTATTATAAAATATAAAATCCTGATCTTTAATAAGCGTTATGCCATCTTCCGATTTATCGATATAATTACTGATTTCAAGAATATCGACAACATTTTCATCTATTTTATAAACTTTTGCATTTGTTAAATAAAAATTAAATGGGTTGTTTTCGAGGTAAGCAAGGCTTCCATTGATTTTTATCATATATTTTAATTTATCATAAGTATAATATCCATTATCTTCCGTTCCATTGAACGAATTATACCCCTCATACCAATTCCATGTTTTTATTTCAGGCGGATAAAATCTTTCGTTTGCTTCTTCAAATTCAATAAATTCCGGAAGTTCACTGAAGATATAAGCATTATTTGGATATGTATCGATAGCATAATTTAAAATAGGAACATTCGGTTGTGTGCTTTTACTATATAATTTTCCCCATTTACCGGTTTTTGAATTTGCCAGTGTAATAATATCATTAACGGTATCGCCAGGATCAACAATAATTTCAATACCGTCATCATGCCACGTTACTTCGGATATGGTCCCTTGTTGAATAAATATTTTAAAATCAGAAGCGTCCATTTGCGCTTTAATTCCGAATTTACCGATATCGTCTTGTGTAATTTTATTAATTGTCGAATTTATTTCTATAGAACAGGATGTTTCTTCCGGCTCTTCGGAGGACATAAGCAGATTTATTTTAAAATATTTATTACCTATGACAATATACTGGTTTTCCCCAATCGATCTGATACGATAATAATCTTCAGGGGTAATTTCTATAAAATCATAAAACAGCCCATTGATCGGTTCCAAAACGACGGTTCCAAGAGGTTTTATTATATTATTCGAATTAATATCAGTAGGATCGAGATCGGTTGGCTTTGAATATAATGGACCAATTTTTATATCATAATAATCCGTAATATCATGTTGATTAATTAAGGCAGTAACATTTACGAATCTCCCTACCTTAACGATAAGATCGGATGACATTTTACCAAGGCCATTCCAGAAATTTTCCCAAATGTCAACATCTTTATCGGATAGATAATTCCAGAAAGTAGATAAATAATTCCAGAACACGCGGCTCCTTACAATTTTTGAACTGATAGACTGTCTATGTTAAAAAAATCAATATCACGTATTTTAAGCGTATCATTAAATGTTCCGGCAATCTCTTCACCATTATCGTCAAATCTACGATATGATATTTCAATAGGAGTTTTTATGTTATTTACCAAATTATTATTATAAAAATATGAAATCATATTATTAATTGAAAATGTACCGTCAATATTCTGATCTACATATTTTTTAATTTCATCCGCTATTTCATTAATTGTTTTTGATCCAGTAAAATAAAAAGTAAAGCTGAGAAAACACGGAAATTTATGTTTTATTAAAACGCTTCCGTATACCGTATCTTGAAAAAATTGTTGAATAATTGAAATTTCAGGATAAAGAATATATTCAACATTAATAATCGTTGCAGTAGAATTATTTAACACTATTCTTTTCTTTTCCAGATATGATCCAACGATATTCGGATCCGGATCTATAATGGTGTAATCTGAATCGGAAAGAACCTCGCCATTTAATGTAACCGACAATATTTTAAAAACTGGACCATCGATTTCAAAATAAGAACCGCTAGTGGCCACGGATACGACAATCGATTTATACTCTTCAATATTTTTAATGGTCGAAACGTATAAATCAGATTTTGTATTTGAATGATAAGTATCGACATTATCACTTTGTAATTTTAAATATTCAACCCTTAAAAGGGAATAAATATCATCATTGATATTTCCATTATACCGGATACTTGCCTGAGATCTTCCTGAAGCAGCGATAAGAAAATAAACATAATTCTCATTTACACGATAGCGGTTAAGGTTTCCCAATCTATGACTCAATAAACCGGTAACCGAAGTTTTTGATCCATCCGGATTGGTCATTCCACTCAGTTCAGACCATCCACCACGAGTAAGCTCGGAATTAACTGGAGAAGAAACAAATTGTGCTTCTTTATCCCATATAAAAGCCTGGTATCCATCATTTAAACCATTATTTAACGATCCCCGACCATACGATCTTAAAAAGGCAATCACCGGATCTTCAAGATCTTTAACATACAAAGCAAACAACGCTATTGCGCGCGCGGGATTAATATCAAACGCTTTTAATCCGATTACTTTCCATATATCGGTCTTTTTCGGTGATTTGGTATCAAGAGATACTTTCATCATTGTTCCATACCTGGTCGATGCCACCGCAAGGATCCCTCCGCGACTTTTATCGGAAAAAATCGATAATATTTTTCCAGGAAGTTGAAAATGAAGTTCGTTTTCCAACTCATCAGGATCATTAAATATTTTGGCGCTGGTTTTATTTAAATATAAAGTAATTCGTAAATCATCATATAAAATAAATTCAAATTCATATTCAATTCCTGGCTGAATTCTGAAATGGCGTTCCGCGAGAGCGCCCATTCCTGTAATTGAAACATGGTCAATGATATCCTGATCCGTCGCAAATACCTGAGCAGTTCCATATTTTTCAGAATGAGCCATATATACAACGCCATTTAAAGTGGTTTCATCATAACCTTTGGTAACCATAATACCAAATCCTATACCGGTATAGCCATCAACTATATAATTATTAACTCCACCTAACATAATCTGTAATTTACTGTCTTTATTTTCATCAGTAAACGCCGGCCAGATGAATGAGCCGGTTAATTTTATTCCAGTTCTTTTTAATATATCTTTACCGGCAACGATCGGGTTTGTACATCCTCCGGCAAGATTAATGGTATCATTTAAAAAATTTAAAACATCAGTTGACGATATTCCGCTTAAAAGATTAGCAAACCCACCATTTTTAGAACCATTCGTTCCATATTTCCAATTCTCATTTGGAACCTGTATTGCCGTAAATCCAATATTTTCATTTAAAATATTAAATAAATCCGAAGTCTTAACCTCCATATACCTTTTATAATCATTAAAATATAACCCCCGATACATATCATTATCCGACTCCTGATCCAGTGGAAAACCATAGAATGCCGCATCGCTTGCCTGTATATTTGGACTATCTGGATTAAATACGGTTGTAGATGGATCAATGGTTAAAGGTATCGGATACACAGAATAAGATGAATGTGGACCCCAATAGGTGTCTGATTGAAAACTACCAGGATTTGGCGGGAAAATTCCCCAATAAGCTATGTGCTTTACAATTCCATCACCAGTAAGTTTTCCCAAATAATCGGCTTTTCTAATCTGTTTTGACAAATCGGTTGCCGTTACCAAATCACGTACCATATATTGGTCGCCTGCACCAGCGGCATATATAGAATCAATATTCGTAAATACTGATTTTAAAATATTAAACAGACTCCGTTTATTTACTAAACTTCTATCATTAAGGGAATATCTAAGCCTAGAATAATATTGATCGTTATTTTCATGAATGGATCCACCGACTGTATCTTCCGGATTGGTTGCAAATTTATAAACAAAATCAATATTTGTTAATTGAGAAATGGTATTTTTCTCTGCGACATATTCATTCCCAGGACTGACGGCAATAATATAAATATCGATACAATACAATGCCGATGAATCATCGGAATTTTTAAATGAATTTTTACTTATAAATGACGGTATTGACGCTTTATATTGTAATCCACCGTTTGACACTGCCCGAAAATTTTCCGTTATTGTTAAATTTTTTTTCTCATCAAAATAAACACGAACATATGTCGAGACTAAAGAACCGGCTATTCTTTCATTAAAAAATTTATTACCAAAAAAATCAAGCTCTTCTTCGCTCATGTTTTTATATTCATCGATATTATTAATTTTTCGTTGTTCCACTAAGGAATTATAAAAATCCCTCATTAAAAGAGCGGAAGGTTTAACCGCAAGATCGTCAAGTACCGTTCCTTTTCTTCCGCTTGATTTTGAATATTCCGCCCATTTTTTGCGTATAAAAGCGTAAAAATCAAACATGATTTTTATCCTTTTTTAATAATAGGAAGACGCCATATTAAATCCGTATAAGCCTCGACTTCTATCGGATAAATCCGTATAGTGGCATAAACGGTATAATTAATAATATCAACACTGACAAGTTCAGCTTTTTCAATTTTTTCCGTTTTGGGAGTAAATTCGGTCTCATCGCTCTGCATACTTTTAACGGTTTCATTGATGGTAATAATCAGAGCCGCGGAAAGACTTTGGGAGTCTAAAAATACATTTTGTTTATTAATAATCTTTTCCGCATCGCCGCCGTATGAATCGATAATGACTTCTTTATTATAAACAAATTGACGTTTCTTTGTTAAAAAAGTGATTTCAAATATATTCAAAAGAAGCCTATTTCCATAAACTTCTTGGGGGTTATCGCCAATGGTAACCGAGAAATCTTGTGTTAAATCAGTAATAAGATCAATATCGCTCATAGTATAAATATAATATTAATTCACATTAATTATATTATTTTATAGAAGAATGTGATTATTTATGATACAAAAGAAATCCTACAAATTCCGCATTTATCCCAATAATGCCCAAAAAGTCTTACTATCTAAAACTTTCGGATGTGTTCGATATATCTGGAATCAATTTGTAGAATCATTCAATAAAAAAGAAAATCCTAAATCTACTACTATTTTTAGAAAAGAAATAGAATGGTTAAAAGAAGTATCTTCTGCGGCTATTCAACAAAAAGAAATTGATTTTAAAGAATTTAAAAATCAGTTTTTCTCTAAAAAGAGAAAGAAAAAAATAGGAAAGCCTTCTTTTAAAAAGAAATTTGAAAAACAATCTTATCGATTACCTAATCAGAAATTTATCTTAAAAAATAATAAGATCAGACTTGAAAAGATAGGATGGATAAAAATCATTCTTGATCGAGAAATTCCTTCTTGTAAATTTTTATCAGTTACTATTTCAAAAGATAAAGTTGGAGATTATTATGCCTCAATCTTAGTTGAAGAGAATGTCCAAGAACTACCTAAAACAAATAAAATAGTAGGAATAGATTTAGGAATACAAGATCTTATTACTACTTCAGATGGATTACAGATAAAAATGTTTGATGAAAGTGAGAACCAAGCTAAAATTAAGCATTTATCCGGACATCTATCAAGGAAGAAAATAGGATCTTTGAGATTTAATAAGACAAAGATTAAGATAGCTAAAATCTATCGTAAAATAGCAAGAAAGAGAGAATGGTTACATCATAATATTTCTTCTTATCTTGTAAAAAATTATGATAAGATTATAATAGAAGATCTTAATATTTCCGGAATGATGAAAAACCATAATTTAGCAGGATCTATTCAAAAACAGGGATGGTTTACTTTAGGAAAACAGATTGATTATAAGTCAAGATGGTATGGTAGAAAATTAACTAAGATAAATCGATTTTATCCTTCTTCTAAATTGTGTTCATTATGTGGTAGAATAAAAAAAGATCTAAAATTGTCAGAAAGATTTTATATTTGTAAATGTGGAAACAATATTAATAGAGACTTAAATGCATCTCTAAATATTCTATCTTCAGGAGTTACTGAAGATTATCGATCATTGATGGAAAGTAAGACTTTTAATAATCAGGAGACATTAAAAGCAATTCCAGATGAAATGATTAACTTTTTATAAATTTTTGTAGAAAGTGTAACTATAACTAATCCGGTGGAGTAATAAAACTTTTTTCATCAATCAAATTTTGAACACTGAAATTCTGAGCATATTTTCTAGCGCCCATTCTATCAAATAGTTTTTCTTCCGTATCCTGAATGTATTCATTATTATATTGAGGAATGGAAACATCTTCCATAGACATGACAAATGTTTCGGCCACAGCCGGATCGCCATAAAGATCTTTATAATATTTACTACAATTTTTTAAAGTGGGTATTGATTCGTTGAATTTTCCGGCCCTAGTATTGGATATGATATTTTCAATTATATTTGCAACACTAAGGCCCTTTGCAAAAATATCTAATAAACCGGCGCTTGATAACATTCTTGTTAAATCACCGGCTTCTGATGTTTTATACGGCTGGTACGACTCGAGAACGTTTTTAACATAATTGTTATGATTAAAAAGTTGCCTGAATCGTGATTCCATCGTAGTAATTATGTTATATGCATTTTCTTTATCGGACATTACGGTCGTAATTAAAGTAAAAGCATCCGCTATTAATTGGATATAAGGAGGCGTAGCCGAATATAATACATCAACAGTCCATACCCCAATCTTGGTATCCCAATCCGGTATATTATACAATTTATGAATAAATTCATCAAATTCCTGATTTGAGCTTTGTAAAACATCATCCGCATTTATCATATCGATAAGGCTTTGAGTAATGGTAGCGTGGAGCGTTTCATCGGCGATCCCGATGGTAGTATGACCAAGAATTATTTTTGACGCCATTTCAAAATTAGAATCTTTCACGGTAATTTTAGAAAACATATCCCTGGTAACTTCCAACAAGGTACTTGCCGAATCAAGCGGGCCGATTAATGTCGCACCAGCGGCATTTCCAGATCCTTTTAATATAGAAACTATCTCATTAATCAAATTTTTTATTAAATTCCTGATGTTATATATTGTGTTACATAAATTATGATATTCAATATATTGTTCGTAAGCATTTTTCATATTTTCATATACATTACTGATTTCATCTCCCAGCAGCTTAATATCGAAGGAAAATTCCGATGCTATTCCACCAACCGCTTTTGCATAAGAACTTAAATTAACCGATGCGCTAGCGTTTGTTTCCAGTTCGGCTACATTCAATTTTTCTTTCCATTCGGTCTGTAAACCAGTGTTATAAGCATCATATTTATTTTTAATTATTTCTGTTTGAGTAATGCTTAATTTATCTGAAAATTGATTATTATACCAATGTTTAAGATCGGATGTTTTTGCTATATATATTTTATCAATCGCGGCTTTTTTCTCTTGAAAGACAAGATAACGTTCTTCTTCAACACGTTTAGTAACTTCTCCGATATCATCAATCAACGAATAGGGTTTTGTTATTTCATAAGCCTGCTGAATATTAAAATGAATTTTTTTATATGTCGATTCATTAAAAAAAGCATTATCGGCTCCAAGATCCCTTATCATATCGGCCAATAGATTGATCGCATTATTAAGATATGGAATAGCGTCTTTTATCTGTTTATAATATTCAGCATTTGATATTCTAAGAGCCCATTTCCCCAATATACCCATGACAATAGAAATACTTTTTTGAGCGCGGAATAAATAATAACGTTCATCATTGATAGCTTTTAAAGCGGCTTCATGTGGAATAGCAACCAGGGAAAATATTGCAGTTGGAAACGATAATAATATTTTTAAAATCTGAGAAAGAATGGCTTCTACAAATGTTGACGCTATTCTTGATATTGGTCCAATCAATGATTCGGCGACCGACGCCGCAAGGGATCCTATAGCCGATACGGCTTCAGCGCCTATAATATCGAGAAGGCTTATAAAACCAAATTTTTTTTTAGCCCTTTCACCGGCATAGGTATTAACCCGTAATCTATTCTCTTCAATTTTTTTAAGAATGGTATAAATTTTATTATGAAGAGTTAAAAGAATTTCACATGCTTGTCTCGGAGGAGCCATTATTGTTCCTTTCTATTATATAAATATAGTTAAAAAATCATAAAATCTGGTATAATAATAATGAACAAACTCAATAGGAGGATATAATGAAAATTTTAAATAAAGAAAATTTCGACTGGGCAATAGAAACGGCCATTCGAAATAATAAATTAGAAGATATCGGATTCTATACCTTATCTGATTCTCGTGCATTGCAGTCAAGCGAACACTCTCCGCTGTGGCGTTGCGAGTTGATCTTGACAGATCGATGCAATTTCAAGTGTCCGTATTGTCGTGGACTACGGAATGATATTTTGGGGGAAATGCCTTACGAAAACGCGTTGTCAATAGTTAATCAGTGGATTAATGAAGGGTTGCAAAATGTTCGATTTTCTGGTGGGGAACCAACTTTTATGGAAGGAAAATGTCATGATAAAATGGAAAAATCTTCAAAAGGGTGATATGAAAATTATTCATGAAATAGCAATTCGTGCCAATGGATTAACGAAAGTGTCAATAAAAGAATATGACATGGACATCGCGGCATGTCATATATCCGGCAATCCATTAAATTTGGAGGGATTGCTTTTGGCGGATGATTATAATTTTTTCCATGATGTTTGGGGAATTCATGAAAATATAGACAAGGAAACAGGGGTGTTAAAAAATTTGTTTTATCCAAGATATTCAAACAACGCATGTCCCAAAAAACGTGCATTTGGATATTGCTTCAATCTATTTGATGACTGCCCCAATTGTCCGGAACCGTATTTTTCCGCTTGTCGGAATGTTAAAGAGCAGGAAAATGTGGTATAACAAATATGTAATAATTAATCTTTCTAAGGTTGCCATGCCACACATAAACAACGGCCTGGACGCAGGATTAGGGCAGTGTGTGGCACAAGCAACCGCATTAGCAGTAGAAATTCAAAAATATATACTTAAGCACAGTTGGTCGAAATTTTCCCTGGCTATTATTGGAAACCAGAACACAGGAAAACATCGACGAGCGTTGGAGGCATTGTCCGGAACAAGGGGAACCAGCCTTATCAACTACGTGTATTGAGAATTTCTACTGTATTTTTATAATTAATAAAATAAGGAAAAAAAGGAGTTTTATGATAACAAAATTAACAAAAAAGCAAGAATTAAAAATCCCTGAATATTTCGAGAAGTGGAATAAAATAGCATTTGACAATAAAGCTATTGATAGGAAAAAAGCAAAAATGTTATTGAAAAAATATTTAGGTTTTGCTGATATAAAACCAGAAATATTTTTGTTTTTGGATTCTCCAATGACATGTGAATTAGCGATTAATATATTGAAAAATATAGGAGATTCGCAGTTGGATTTGCAGTTGGATTCGCAGTTGGATTCGCAGTTGTGTTCGCAGTTGTATTCGCAGTTGTATTCGCAGTTGGATTCGCAGTTGTGTTCGCAGTTGTATTCGCAGTTGGATTCGCAGTTGTATTCGCAGTTGCATTTGCAATTGTGTTCACAGTTGCATTCGCAGTTGCATTTGCAGTTGGATTTGAAAAAAAAAAAATATTATAGCTTGGAATGGTTTTATCAAAGTGGGAATATTTGTTCTGGGTATTGTTGTTTTTATGATTATTTAGGTTCTGAGTTAATATCTTTAGACAAAAAAACTAATGTTGTATTTGATATTTTTAAAAATATAACAAAAGAGTTACATTTTTTCTTTGTTTTCGAAAAAATTGTGTTTATTTCAGAAAAGCCTAAGTATATAAAATATAATAGTAATAATCAATTACATTGTGAGAGCGGTCCATCTGTAGAGTATGGTGATGGGTATAGTATGTACAATTTAAATGGTGTTTTAGTAAATAGAAATATAGTAGAAACATCATTTGATAGATTGGATGCAAGACTTTTATTGTCAGAGAGAAATGCAGAAGTCCGCAGGGAAATTGTAAGAAAAATAGGCATAGAGCGTATATGTAAAGATTTGGGAGCACAGGTAATTGAAAAGGGAACAGATCAAATTGGTCAGCCATGTGAATTATTAAAGTTGGATATAGGAGATGGGAATAAGAGGCCATATTTGAAAATGATAAATCCGTCTATTGGAACATATCATATAGAAGGAGTTCCGCCCGGTTGTGATACAATTGAGAAAGCATTTAATAGTAGAAAGCCGAAAGTAATAAGAGATATACCTATTAATGATAAAGGTAAAAATTGGTATCAACAAGGTGATGTTTATATATGGCCGAAAAATGTAAAAAGTTTAAAAAAAAATCCTAAAATATTAACATAAAGGAGTTGTTATGAAAAAGAAATTAGATCGTCCGGTATTGGCAGAGGGAGAAATGACGGGACATGCCCATATGTTGGATGGTGAAGTTGATGTTTATGATATCGATATGATAAGGGAGTTTACTTTGAAAGATGAAACAAGGTTGGTTCATGAGGAGCATGAAACAATAGAGATCCCTCCCGGTGAATACCAGTCGGATACCGCTGTTGAATACGATCATTTTGCCGAAGAGGCAAAAAAGGTTCGAGATTAAAATTGAGAAAAACTCATTATGAAGCAGCAAGGGAATATCTTAAAGATATCGGTTATGATATTCCCGAGCTTACACGAAAGACAAGGATATCATATCCTGAAAAAATTACTTTTGCCGAATTTCAAATCTTAATACTAGCAGAAATATCTTCATTAAAATTATTAAGCGATATTCAATTTGCCTATTATAGCAATCTTTTTTTTCATTTGTGTCAATTAAAAAGAAATGAAGAAAAGATTTTTTATATAACAAAAGACCTATCAGTTAAACTGGCTGATACTAATTTGAATATTTCATCAAGATTTCTGAAATCGCCATTTTCTGAAATCTATGTTCAAATTGAACGCGGATTATTTGAAATCATTGATGCGGATGATTTAACAAAGGTCGCTGTAGATGGATTTTATGTATTTTTTAACAACCAGGAAATTCGTATAATGGTTGTTGGAATACTTGAATCAACGGAACTGATTCCATTTAATGATAGCGTATTTTACTTTCGGTTTGATTTACCGGAAGGAAAATTACATGATATAGTGGAAAGGCAAATGGAAATGGCATCGCCTCAAGAATTAAAAGCGACAAAGGGCGATATTAATCAACATAAATTAAAAGAATTAACTTTTTTTATTTTTAATGTCTTATTATATATAACCAGTAAAGACCCCGATATTATTAATATGCTACCCGAAAAAGTGGATATTAGTAATAAAAAATCTAAAAAGAAAATAAAAAAAGCTATTCAAAAAAACAATAAAACGTCTTCATTGCCTTATATTCTTGTAGGCAAAAAAATAAAATCGGAAGAAGTAAACGCCGTTGCCAATGCCGGTGGTATCGTTCATTGGAAATTAGAAAAACGTATTTATGTCGAAGGTTATTGGAGAATACAATGGTATGGAAGTAAAGATGATAAATACGCCAAACACATTTTTATTGAACCATATTATAAAGGGCCGGAATTAGCGGAATTAATCAACAAAAAATATAAAGTCATTTAAAAAGGAGTTTCTATGGAAAGGAAAAATCTCATCAATCTATTAAAAGGTAATACAAAAATTACCATTTCAGAATTTCGAAAAAAACATCCAGGCATTAAAATGTCTGATTTTCAATTTTATGATTGTAGGCGTTTGGCTATGAATAAGCCTTACAAAAGAGACGGAACGACTATTGTAAAAACGTATCGTCGTTCATCAATGATATTTAAACTTCTTCCCGTTGAAGAAGTGGAGTATGATGCAAAGAGTATTCAATTAGTTCAAAAACTAATCGATGTAATCAATACAACCGCTGAAATCAATCAACGCTTAAGTCTTGTTGAGATTGTAAATCATAACGGTGATATAAATAAACTTGAATTTAGAATGAGCCCAAAGAGAGGTTAAAAAATTTATGACAAAAATAGATTTAATACAAAGAATGAGTGATATAGGATGGATTGTCACCAGTCAAGAAAAACTTATTTTTACCAGAAATTTTGGCGGTAGAAAAAGGGGACGTTCCATAACTATTATGTTTAGTCATAGTGGTAATACCAATCATGTTACTATGTTCCATCCATTTTATAATTTTTATTCCACAATATCACATTTTAAAAGCGCTTATGAAGATCGAAGATTATCTTTGAATAAAAACTTTTTAATAAAGATAATCAAAGAATTCAAACGCGAAGGTATATGGGATGTGGTTATTAACAAGGATTTTCTTGCCGTAAACGATTTTAATAAAAAATCGTCGAAAGCAAAAATAAGAACAGAATTAAAAGAGTTGTTATCGTAAAAACAACCCCAACCACCCTGCAAGGTTTTCTCAAGAAATTCCTTCGCCTTGCAGGGGAGTGTTGGGTTTTTATAGAAAGTGGGTTATATGAAAAACATCAGAAGAGGTGTTTTTGAAACAAATTCGTCAAGCACACATTCCGTTACCATATCAGGTTTTGATCTTATGCTTGATGTATCATTGGTTCCTGATATAAATGGAAATATTATTATTCAAGGGAAAGAATTCGGATGGAAATGGGAAAAGTTTAATGATGCTTATTCAAAAGCATCATATTGTTTTTTGAATTTTAAAGAACGTCGTGAAGAATTAAAAGAAATAATAAAAAAACAAACCGGCGCCAATAACGTTATTTTTGACGAACATGACGGATATATCGATCATGTTGGCGAGCATTGTTCTATAGAAAAAATAGAAGATTTTCATTTTTTTATATTTGATAAAAATTCATGGCTTTTTCTTGGTAACGATAATGAATATGCCCCAAACGAATTCTATGACCTGCCAGGAACAAAATATAATTATCTTCTTACCACAGAAGGATTACCATTTGTTTTAAAATGGAAATTTAAGGACTTGCCTACAGATGAAGACGCTGAAGAAGCAATTTCTTCTCTTGTACAAAATATTAGATTTAATCAAACAAAAAATTGCTGGGAAAGAGATTGGATTTTTAGCAATTCCAGAGAAGTATATTATATTTATAGCAAATATTATCTTCCGGCAAAAAATAATAAAATCGTTTTTCTCAAAGACAACCTTTATCATGAAGCATATAAATTAAAAACAAAAGTATCCGAATTAATATTGAAAAAGGAGAATCAAATTGAAATTTCCTATACAATACAAAAACGGAAATGTTAAAATTACTCTCCATTCCGACGGTACTAAAATCAGAACATTTACCGGCGAGCCAATGCCGGAATTTCCGGAAAGTATTGATCTGAAAATTACCAATAAATGTGATATAAATTGCCCATATTGCCATGAGTCGTCACTACCTGGGGCAAGAGGCGGTAATATTTATCGTATCATTCAGGAATTAGAAACCCTTCCTCCTGTCGGTATCGAATTGGCAATCGGCGGTGGAAACCCCGGCAGCCATCCCGATCTTATATTTCTTTTGGAAACATTAAAAAAAAGAAATTTTATTTGTAACATCACCCTTCATAGGGAACATGCATGGCGTATTGAAGATTTTATACTCCAAGATCTGGTTCATGGTATCGGAATTTCCGGAGCGAAGGTTCCTGAATTTTTATGGAATAATGTTATTTATCACTTTATTGCTGGAATAAATAATATAGAAGACATAGAACCGTTTAAAAAAATTCTTGTTCTTGGTTTTAAAAATTTAGGAAGAGGAAAAAAGTGCAATCAAGAAAAAATTAAAAAAAATCTTGATAGATGGTATAAATATATTCCAATGTATTTTAAAGAAAAAATTATTAGTTTTGACAATCTCGCAATTGAACAATTAGGTATAAAAAGATTTTTTACTGATGAAGGATGGAAATATTTTTACATGGGCGATGATGGCCAATTTTCAATGTATATCGATGGCGTGCGTGGAGAATTTGCTATTTCAAGCACCAGCAAAAAACGCGTCTCGTGGAATGAGACGTCTATTATAAATTTTTTTCAAAAGGAGTTTTTGTGGACAAAGAACTTAAAGAACTTTTAGAGAGAATCGCAGAAGGCCTTGAGACGATAAACATTACCCTGGAAGAACAACTTACTCATATTGACATAACCCTTACCTCATTATTTGAATCCATAAACGATGGGACGTCAAATGGTCCACTTGGTAATGACAATGCAGTCGGGGGATAATGGTCCAATTTTTTTAGATGTAATTGGGTGTTTTTCGACGCTTAAACGTGCAAAAGAAATTATTGACATGATCGAATCCGGGATGAAAATTCCTGGACTCGATTATGATACACTTCAACCATGTGATGGAGTAGCAATGGTTGGATCGTTTGAGATAAATAAAACCGTTAGGAAGACAAAACATGAATTGGGATAAAATTAATAAAATAGTAAAAGAAGCAAAAAATACGATAGATGGAAAAATTAAAAATCATTTATGCGCTTTTGACAATTGCATTACCAGGACCAGGGGCAAGGATAAGTATTGTAAAAGACATAAAAAAAGCTTCAAATCAATAATATTTATATTATTAAGCGCCATGATATATGCGGAACAACCAAAATCCATAGGACCAACCGTTGAATTTATTTCTAAACGATTTCATATGCAGGAACCAAATTATCTTATATTCGGATTTCAAAAATCCGATTCCAGTATTAAATATAAAAATCAGGTAAAAATTCTTATAAGTATGAAATTTGACATTGTCGATTGGAAACTGGATTCGATTAAGAAGTTTCAAATTACCTTTGGGTATCGCCAAAAAAGTTTCTGGAACGTATACGATGGCGCCGTAAGTCGTCCTATGTACGAGAATGATTATAGTCCATCATTCTATTGTTCTTATCAAACTATGGCTCGCGCGCTTCCTATAGCTTTCCTGGGCGGTTATGTCCATGAATCAAATGGTAATACCGATAAATTATCCAGAAGCTGGGATAGAATTTGTAGTAGCATGTCGCTTGGAAATTTAGAATCAAACCAGGCTTTTGCCCAACTTGATTTGTGGTATCCATGGGGAATGGAAGAAAATCCTGAAATATGGAAACATTATGGAATTGGGGAATTAACCATTTATTATAAACCATATAATTTCTTTTGCTGTTCAATAATTTGGAAAATAATTTCTGATAATTTTGAATTTGGATTTTATGGAAATCCGTTTTATCGGACGAAAACAATCAAACCGACTATTTATATTCAGTTATATATCGGCAGTGGTGAAAATATGTCGGATTATAAAGAAAGGCATACATGTTTACGAATAGGAATGGCGACATTATTGTAGCAAGTTGTAAAAAAGAAGCAATCGGTAAAGTATATAATGAGATAAGTTTTCCAGATAATAAAATTTTTGAAGGCTGTCTTCCAATTACTAATATCTTATCATTTCGCTCCTCAGAAACTATTTTAGAAATAAATAAATATAGTTATCATTATTCATGGTTAAATATATTAAACCCGGATTATGGAACAATAAAAAATGTTCCCAAAGACAAGCGGGATGAATATTGTAGTTTTGTAGAAAAAATGACTTCATTTATTGGCAAAAGACTTATGTTTATAAAAAAGAACGAGCCTGATAGAACTATATATCAAATGATCGGTGATGGATCATGGCTTTTTGCCGAACAATGGATAAATTTTTCAATAATTTCTATAAAAATTTTAGGAGAGGATATTCATATTTTATGACAAGAAAAGGATTTCCAACAATTGAAAATGCAAAACAAGCTACGGAAAAACGATTAAAATATTGGAAGATTTATTTACAAAAACCAATAGACGACGATGAGAAAATTGTTGTTGATATAATTAACGAAAGATTAAAAAAAAATAAAAGGAGATTTTAAAATTGGAAAATAAAGAATGGTTAGAAGCTGTAAAATTATTAAAAAATCCAGAAATCATCTCTTTTATTAAGAGAAAAAAATCATATTGGTGCAGAAATAAAAGGGGAACGTTCGGAAAAGAAGTTCCCCAAGAAATTATAATCCAATGGATTTCTGAAAAAATCATCAGTCAAATCGTTGTTGGATTACATAAACAACCAATAGAAGAACTCTGCAAACTAAGAGAAAAATACCATGAAAAGATATCTGTTAAAGATTGAAAATAACACCACGCCTTATGTCAGTTATTCTTTTAAAAACGATAAAAAAAGAATCGAAATGGCAAAAGAACACAGAATAATTGATCGGGAAAAAAGAGATGGATTATTCCGAGTAGATGTTTTTAAAAATGGAAAAATCAGGGTTGAATCTTTTAAAGCCATAAAACTCAAGTGACTGCTCCCAAGCATTTTTTCTAAGTGCAAGAGTTTCATTGTATACCCAACGAGTTTGTTCCAAGATATTGCTCATCTTGGTGGTTTGGAATTTGGTGGGGTATAATCGGTATTTGAAAGTTTTGCGCATTAGAGGTAATATATTACATTTTGCACAAAGAGTGTGACTATTTTTAATAGATAGTACTGGTTCGCTTTCATCCCACGGTTAAAACCGTGGGTTTTCTCGCTCACAGGAGCATAAATGATTAAACTTGAAGATTGTAAAGATGGATTTCTTTATTTTATTGAAGCCAGAAATGCAACAATCGGAATTTATGATAAAAAAGAATTAGGATTTATAATAAGTAGACATAAATTTAAAAGTAATTTTCTATTTATAGAATATCATTGGGATATTGGTAAAATAAAACCAGACATGGAATATTTTGGTACTGTTAAACCACTTAAAGAACTTTGTCCCACAAATATATCTTTTTTATCAGAAGATGAAAAATTAAAATTTTTAAATGAGATGGAAATATCTAAAAAAGATGAAATAGATATCTATAAATGCGACAACCCTGAAACGGAGATTTATTAATGTTTTTTTTCACTGCAGATCAACATTTTAATCATGAACGAATTATAAATTATTGCCATAGACCATTTATTGATATTGTCGAAATGAACGAAGTATTAATTAATAAATGGAATAATAAGGTAACGCCAAAAGATTCCGTTTATGTTCTCGGTGATTTTTATTTTAAAGATTTGCCATCGTATCATTATTATGATATACGAAATAGATTAAATGGAAAAATATTTCTTATTACCGGAGATCATGATGATTATATAGGCTCGCCGTCTTCTTACCAATTAGAAACAAAAACGCCATATCTTTTCTTAAACAATCAAATTGCCTTATTTCATTGGTGTATCAGGAATTGGCAAAGATCGCATTTTAATTCCTGGCATTTATATGGACATAGCCATGGGAAATTATTTCCTATTGGTAAATCATGGGACGTCGGCGTTGATAATAATAATTTCGAACCGTTGTCATATAGGGAAATTGAAACGATTATGAATAATCGTCCCGATAATCCAAACCATATCAAAAAGGAAAAATCATGAAAAAATACAAAGTCACGGTTGAAAAGCAAACATATCAAAACGGATCCGTCGAAATTGTTGCTGAAGACGAAAAAAAAGCTATTGAAAAAGTAAACATATTGATTATGGGAGGCAAATTACAAACTACCAATATAAAATGGGACGACCCAGTTTATATCGATTTTAGTTTTCAAACGACGGGAGATGTAGAATAAAATTTTTAAATGAATAAAAAAAGGAATTTCTTATGTCAAAATTAATAGATTATGTTTTAAGCCACACAGAACGCGGAGAATGTATTTGTGGAAAATGTTGTGATTCTTTAGGATCGCAACAACCCGATGGTCATACGGTTGATTTAACATTTTTCAAAGTAAAAGCAATTAATAATGCGGATGCCAAAGAATTTCTAGCTTTGATAAATGATGGATATTCAAATCTGCTTGATGGAAAAGAATATAATTACTTAACACTTGGCGGAATTCTTGGAAGTCAGGAGGCTGCACTAATGACCATAGGACTTGGCCATTTACTTGGAATATGGTCAGCGCTTACTCCGGAAATCATGATGCCGTTTTTATCTAAAGATTTAAAATTACAAATGGCTAGATGTGGTATGGTTGCATTACAAAAAAAAGAATAAAATAGATTTTAGTTTTAAAACAACTATTAACTAAAAAAGGGGATAAATCCTATCCCCCCTTTTTTTTAATTAATAAACATTTTTGTTAATAATCCATAAAATGTAGAAACCTTCTCAAGGTTTTTTTCAACATCCATTGTATAAAATGCGGGTGCGCGCAATGCGCCTGAAGAATATTGTTGTGGAGATTTAACCCTGGCAACCATTCCAACATAATTTTCCGGATGAGCCAACATGTCTTTTCGTTTTTCCTGAGTGAAACCTGTACCGACATTGCCAACAATTTTACCTTTTGGCGTCAAACTATACTGAAAACCACCGGCTTCATTCTTTTTTACTTGTGGATAAATATTCCGTATATAAACGTCATGGGTATCCCGGAATTTTTGCTTTCTTGGCGAACCGCCCGGTTTATTTAAATCCCACTCGACGACGCCTTCAACGGTATCCGGATGTTTTTGTTTCTGTATTTTATTAAGCAGATCCTGTTTGTCCTTTTGTGTTATGACAGTTTCAGCAACACGCATCGCAGGAATCTTTAATTCTACCTGTTTCATCATTTTCAACTTATCGGCATAAGGCGCGCTCGAAACATCCTTGCCTTTAAATTTTACTATATCGAAAATATATGGTTTGAGCGGAGCTGTTTGTTTTTGTTTTTCCAAACTCTTATCAACATTTGAATTTAATATTCCACTGATTTGTTCTGCAGGAAGAGGGCCTTTGGACGTTGTTCCATATAAATCACCCCTCAATACCGTTCCGCTCAATGATTCAGGAACTTTTAAATCGCGTAAATGTGGAACCTGATTAGTATGTTCAATGGGTTTGCCGGTTTTTTTACTGGTACGATATGAGTAAATATCATTTTCTTTATTAGCATTTAATTGAAATATTGAATGACTGCCATCGACCTTTGGTTGTAAAACTTTATTTTCATCGGAAAAATCCAATGATTTTTTAACGGTTTGATATTTTGGCTTTGAAGTAACGGGATTTTTAATTACTGACGTCTTAATCATCAGCCAATGTTTATCATCAGCGCCTTTTGGACGTATCATTGTAAAATAACCTTCAGGCAACTTCATTTTAATTTTATCATTCGTCGCTGAAATAACTTTTATTTTTTCATCATATACTTTTTTAACTGTCCCGGCGCCATATCCCTTTTTAATCTTTCCCTCAAAATCCATATAGCTTGATAAATGTGTAGGCTGTCGTATAGCAAGAGTTTTCTGTTTTTCACCAGGCAATGATCTGGTTACCCAACTATGTGCAATTCCTTTATCTTTTAAACGTATATCATAATGTTCGGTTTTTGCTTTGTGTTTTTGAACAACAAGACGCGTGGTACCTTTTTGATTTATAGGATCAAATCTGGTACGGGAGGGGAGGCCTGGGGCATCATGTTTATTTTCATCCATTATCTATAACTCGCAATTTTATTCGACATGGCGCGCTTTCGTCGCGTTATCCACATATCATTTACGTTCAATTTTTTAGCTATGTCCTTATTACTCAATATCGGTTTGCCGGCATATCCGAATGTATGCTCGAAAATAACCTTGTCCTTATCTTCCAACTCCTGATATAAATAATCGGCAAGCGCCTTGTCCTTACTTTCGGCCTGCACCGCGTTTCCGTAAAAATCAAACGACGCCTTGGATGCAGTCGTTTCTCCGCTCAACTCGTTAATCATCCTCGCCGATTCTTTACGGTTCCACCCAAGCTCGTCTGATATCTGATCGATATTAGGTTCATACCCTAAACGATCGGTGAGATTTATCACTGCCGTGCGAAATGTAGCGCGTTTTAAATTACGCGCTTCTGGTATATGGCCGGAAATCAAACTCTCGGAAGCAACGCGCTGCACTTTTTTCAAATTATTATATATATGCGTTATTGGTTGGGTACCCAGAGTCGGATCATAAGAATTAAACGCTTTAATCATCTGGGATTGAGCATTAGCCCTTAATGTAGAAGGGGAAACGCCGACCGTGCGATAATGGCCGACAACACTTTCAATGACTGGTTTATATCGCATTGATAATTCAGAAAACAGTACGGGATCTTTAGTTTTCTGCCATTGCATAATCATGTCTACTTCATTCATTTTTTGGTATCTACGCAAGGATACCCCGCCCCTCATGGGCAGGAATGAATTGCGCCCTTATGTTAAATAAATTGAACTTGTATTAAAAATTTTTTCTATCCTCTTAATTCCAAAATCAAACTTGTTTAATCCATCTGTACAAATAACACTTTTTCCATACGAATGACACCCATTTACTGTATACTTTTTTCTTTTAACAAACACAAAATCACCGGGTTGTATTGAATATCTTTGTCTACGAATTGAAAGCTTAAAACCTCACGATTCAAGCCCCGACCCTCGTGGTCGGAGTAGTTGACTAGGCATTTCGTGTAAATCTCCTTGAATCAATAACCTTGTCTCTATATCTTTCTACGGCCTCACGTCGCTCTTTAATAAAATACGTTACCGGCATATTTTCATTAATAGTGCTGAAATCTCCAGGGCCTTTCATTAAGCCGCCATTCTCTTCTTTCAATTCACAAGAATCATCGCTATTCCAAAAATCATTTGTAATCCCATAATAACGATCATAAATGACGGTATCATCAAAATCTTTAACTCTGGAAATATATTTACCGCCAACAAGCGACGATACCCCAAGAATGCCATGATAAAAAGCATCGGCCGAACAAACGTCCCTATAAATATAATCCAAACACCAGCCATAATCAGCCTTCATATTTTTTCTAAGATTAACGACAGCCTCATGAATACTGTCAAACATAAAATATTTTATTTTATTGTCTTCGGTATATTCCCCTACCATAAGACTGTTTCTTCTATGACGAAGAACAAGTTTATAAAACCGCGCAATCCTGTTGACTTCATAAACCCGATCAAGAAACATGGACGTTCTTTTGTTGTTAGAAAAATCATCCTCACTTATAGAAAGTAAATCTTTAGCATAAATATATTCAGGATTTCCAGTTACCGACAAAACATCATACGCCGAATTTTTAGCTTTAGGATTTTTTATAACCATTTGTTTTGGATTTTGAACATAATACGGTTCTTTTTTATACAACATATTATTAATATCAATCTCAGCCGTCTTTTTATCTGTCTCTTTCATAAACAGAGGGTTGCCATTTCCATCCATATCTGTCGGGTCATCGACAAAACGCGGATTAGACAACACTATACTTGTCGCAGCCTCCCCGCCGGCAGTAGTCATAATAATAGAATGACGCACTTGCTGAACCATACCGATAATATCTTTAATCGGTTTTCCACTATCCGGTTGAGAACCGGCTATTATAAGAGAAGGGAATCCGCAAATTATAAAAGGATTGAACATCATATCAACCGACGCGACCCTGCCAAGATATTTTGAGTTTAAAAATTTAATTATAGCATGCCTTTTAATAGCACACTCTTCAAGATTTACCTTTTCACCTGTTCCAAATTTTAATCGCTGTTTTTCCTCATTCTTATTCACAATGTCTTCTTCAAGTTTTTTCTTATCGGCTTCAGACATGCCTTTTAAATTTTTTTTAGATTTAAGTCTTTCGTTTAATTTATTAATTTCACTTTGTAATTTGTCCCGTGTTTTTTTTATCAACATTTTTTCTTCAAGAGTTTTTTCGGCATCGGAACAAGCGAGGGCGTGTTCGATATTATCAAATAAAATATTAACACCCTTATATTTTTCTTCCTCAGTAATTGGAGGCTTAGAACGATTCAGTTTATCCTGATTGGCAAATTTCGATTTAAATAATTCATTAGGGACCTGATAACTAATAGTAAACGGATCACCTTCGGATCCTTCTGAAGACAATAAATCAGTTAATTTAAAATATCCACGAGTATAATCGATATCATAATCCTGCCTCCATTCCAACCTATCATACATCGATGGAAACACGATATTGCAATTCGGAGGAGCGGTAAATTCGAGAGGCGGTAAAAGCATCGATTCGTTTATTATATATTTAGCGCCAAATTCCTTTGGATGTTTATCAACGATAAAACTTCTGACTGATCCTGACATTACAAAATCATTCGATTGTTCCCCCGATTCAACCGGTATTAACGAAGGCGTATTACATGAATAAACCCTGGTATTGAATAAGGCGCCAAGACGCATAATAGCAGCCTCTACACTAGTGAATACCGCGTTGCCTAATAAATAAGATCCAAGCGTTGCGTTTGAGTGATTACGATTCCAGAATCTTGTACCCGCCTGATTAACCGGTATTAAAAATTTCTTTTCTACCCGAAGGCGTTTATTTAAAAATGTACAAATCGATGTTCCGCCAACCGCTTCAAGCCACAATCCACGAACGACCGCATCAAGAAAATAACCAATATCAGCGCCCTGAAATGCCTGATACGAATACTCGCCTTGTTTTTGCGGACTGACTTTATAATTTGCCGTTCCCGCAAGAAGATGCACCATATAAGAAATGGTAAACAATTTACTATCGACTTCTTTTATATCCCCCTTTACCTTACCATCAATTGCATAATTTTGGAAAAGACCCATTTTATAATATACGGTTGAATTACCAAGAGTATCTTCCCCGGTAAACGATAACGCTGCCGGAGTTTTCCGAATATCCATTCTAAAATCCCGGCATATCATTGTTAATGCCCGGGCTTCGGATGCTTCATCGATTTCATAAAAACTGGAAAACGAACCGTCAAAAAATAGTTTCCACTCAGGCCTACTGCCGAACCATTCACGATAAAAAATCTGTATCGCAGTTTTAGGTTTTATATCATAAATATTTTCGCTCGAATAAACATTAATACTTGCCTCGTTACCATTTGGCGTGCAGGTAACGGTAGCGCTTTTGAAAGGAATCTCAATACCCTCCATTAATAATTTAAAATCTAATTTATAACCCTTGCGCAAGATTAAGTCCTATTTCGTTAAGGTTTAATCTTCCAAAATTTGACATGCCGTTAAATCGTTGTTCGTATTTTATTTTACCATTACCATCGGAAATAATAATTAAATTATTTCTTACCCAATAAACATTTCTTACAAGAAGAGAGAATGAGAAATCTTTTTTCAAACTTGTTTCTGCGGTTTTAGTGGCGGAAATATTAATCATATATCCTTCAATAACTTTATTATCGCAGGAAAGATACATACGGGTTTTATTTTCAATACACTTCCTGCCGGCAAGTAATTTTTCATAAGCTACCATGAATTCCTGATAATACGGATATTCAATACTGTCGATAAATACTCCGTTAAAATTATAGACAGCCGGCCGCTCGCCAAAAAAGAAAACATTCCAGCTATTATCAAAGTTCTGATGTATCTTAATAATTTCATCATGGGCTTCACGAACGGCCAAAAGGGAAAAATTATTAAAAACGCCATAATAATTATTTACTCCATCAAGAGACGTACCATCTTCCGGAGTCGCAACATAAATATTACCTCCGGGCATATCGTCTTCTTTAATCATAGCGCTTTCGGTAGATTGGGCCAGCAACTCATTGATTGGAGAAGAAAAATCAGATAGAAAATCTCTTTCATTAATTTTCTCGTCTATTACATTATCAAAATTATCCGTAAATAATATAATAGACGATAAATTTTGCGGTTGCTCCGTCATCCCGACTGAATATGGTCTTATTTTAAAATCATCCATTATAATACCCACCTATTATTCCAATAATTAGTAATTGGAGGATTGACATTTACATATCGACCCTTGCCAGCGTCTCCTGTAACCGATGAAGCCGTTTGATCCATACGTTGTAATGCCTGCGCAGCTACATTAATATCTTTAACTTTATCTAAATCAATAATTGATTTACCCAATGCATCTGTAAATATAGATTGGCTTCTTATATCTCCAGCACCCTTTCCCTGTAATATTGCAATATTTAAAGCCTGCGCCATTTGACCCCTACGCTCTTTTTCGATACTCTCTGTTCCGGCAGCAAATCCCGGATCACGAACAATGTTACTAACTAAACCTTCCCATGTTTTGGCTTGTGTAAAATATCCTTTGGTTGCACCACTTAATTGGGAAAGCATCCAGGCATTTTCTTTTGCCCATTGCGGGCCGACAATATCTCTGTTTTGTGAAAATGCACCTCTACCGGTTAAAAGATCAACATAATCACGCCTGAAAGCATCAGTCATTTTGATACCACGACGATCGCCAGCAGCAATAAAAGCTTGTCCTCTGGCCTCAAGCGCTACAGTAGTGTCTTTCGCAGCTATTTGGTTTCTGGCAGATTCAATGCCGGTAAAAATACTCTCTTTACCTTTAAATAATTGCATAAATCGTAATTCATCAGATTTTAATACGCCCGTTTTTCCCGATATTGCCGATAATTCAGCATAACGATTTGCGAGGACGTCCATTCCTACGCCGGTTTCAGGATTAACGGAAATACCAAAACTTCTTATTTTTTGAACCAACTCATCGTTCCACCCAACATTGGCACCGGCATGACTATAGGGTAAATGCTCTCTCCATCCTGCAGTTGCCCTGGTCGGTAATTTTCCATAAAACATATTACGCGCGGACGCCTTTAAAACTTCTTTTTCCGTCAATCCAGCCTGCATAGCATTTACTAAATAATTAGGCATATCATCGTATTTTTTAAATGCCTTTTCAGCTTCCAAAACTCTTCTTTGTAATTGTGTAATACTATCAGAGTACTTACCGGACAAGAGACCATCCCGGCGGGCGTTCTCCATTATTCTTTGTTCTTTTTTAAGATTACCAGGAGAAAAATCGAGTTGAACATTATACTCTTTCATCGTATTATCTAATTCAAGCTTAGCCTTTTGTCTTTCAGCGCCGGTTTGATTAAAAATCGATATTGAAAATTCAGAAGGGTTCCCTTTCAACGCAGCATAAGCCGTAGATTTTTCTCCGCCTAACGCGCGAATAACATCCTTGTTAAATGGTAATTCTCCAAGAGTTTGATTAAATGAAGCTGCGCTGGTTGCTTGTAATACGGTTTCAAGATCTTCGCGTGACATTTTACTTGTATTAAGATATTTTATTCTCGAACCAGTACGCCGAGCGGAAGGAGCTACATTACCCTCAGCAATAACCTTTATACCTCTAGCCAAATCTCCATACGTCTCAGCGCCCCAGGCTCTTGCCAATCCAGTTTTTATATCGCCAATGTCTCCACGGCCAAATACAGATGCGCTATATGGATCGACAATACCAAGAACCTTACCTCCCCATAACAAACTCTTATCAATAAAGGTACCGGCGCCATAAGATTCAGCGGTCCATTGGGCAAGTTTATTTGCATTACTCATCATTTTAACGCCCATGTCTTCTCCGGCATCAACAAAACCCTGATAAGTTTTTTGTATCATCCCGGCCAAACCATATGGTTGTATCGGACGCCGTTTTAAACCAATCATAGCGTCTTCAACATTAGCGGTAGCGTTCATTATCTCATATCCCTTCGGACCAATTAAATAATCGGATACTAATCGACGCTCCCGCTGATCATTCGTGCCTAGGCCGGCAAATACCCATGCTTTAGCCTCTTCGGTTCCCGGTTTATGTGAACCCCATGCCTTAAATAAATCCATCATTGCTGCATCACGTTGCCATCCTTTAATTCTTGGATCATTCCAGAAGTCTTCTTTGCGTTTTTCAAATAAAACACGATTCGGACCCATGGCATAACCAAGACGACCGGCGCCGCTAACCATTTCATAAGCACCAACCCCGCCGGCAGTTAATTTATTTAATTTATCAAAATTAATCGTTCCATCCGGATTCATCGCGTATGCAGTCATTTTCGTTCCCATTCCTGACGACATCATATTCATCTGGAACCGAGCTATCGCGCCGCCGGCGGCAGCTACGCCACCCGCACGATCAACAACATATTGCCCTCCCATGCTCGCCTTTGCCATAAGCGCCGCCTGCGCAGCACCCTGTTGATACATATTAGCGCCAACAGCAGCCGAATACGGAGTTCCCTGAACAGCCTGGGCCCCCGCCGCGCCTATCATCATCATATTTTCGGCGCCCATGCCGGTAATTCCGCCAAACGCCTTTACCTGAAGAACTTGATTACGCACATCCTTTAACGATCTGAATCCGGTATTCTGCAGATTTTTAATAACCGACATACCACCTTCGATCGTAGTCTGCAAAAGCTTAACAACGTCTTCGGTCGTTTTTTTAAGATCTTCGAAGTTTTGTTGATATTGTTTCATCGTACCAGCGTCGGCGCCCCAACCGCGCGCGTTAAGCATATTGTTCGATATCGCTATTTTATGAATACGCATTTGCTGTTCGCGGTTAAAAAATTGACCGGTTCCATTAAGCGGCCCTTCACCTGTGCCGGGATCCATCCCTGTCACCAATCTTCCGGCAAGCATTGAAGATTCATTGTATGATAATGGTGAATTAAACCCAAGACGTGAACGATACTGATCAAGATCAAGCGACATACTTTGCATTAATTTCTGACGTTCTATAGTTCTTTCAATACCCTTTTCAATAAAATGAGCAGGAATGGCGCCAATAGCTAATGATGCCGCCATGGCAGGAACAAAGGGCACTTTTAATGCTAGTAACATTAAATCTATTGCCGTGGAAGGCGCAAAATTAGCAAAACCTGTTGCTATTCCAGCAGAGCGTCCTATCCTTGCCATTTCAGCCTGCCGTTGATAATATCTGGTAGATTGATCGTTATAAACACCATATTGATATTCGCCATGCGCCATTGACCGTTGCTGTATTGGGGTTAAATCTTGCGGAGTAATGGTATTTTGGGCATATTGAGATATCATCTGATAACGCAGCATATCCTGGTATCTGATGCGATTGTCAAAACTGGCAAAAGGATCTATATTCCCAGGACGCCCACTGTTTATTGGACCATAAGCATTGGGTGGAAGTTGTTCATCAGCCATGATATAAATATAGTTATTTTATGAAAAAATCGGGTATAATTATTATAAGAAAGGAGTTTCTTATGATAGATACGAAATTATTAAATGAAGTTTATTCGGAGTTGTTAAATTACAAACGGCATGATATAATAGCAATTCTTAATGCCGCGGAATCCGGCAAGCTGATCGGAAAAAAGGTTATTGTTCATATAAACAATACTCCCCAACAAATAATCATCGTGTTAGTTGCATTTTTAAAAGAACACGAAGTTAAGGTTGAGATATGCCAAGAATGAAATGCCTTGACAGTACCTGGAAATTTGTCCATGGAAAAAGTATAAAAGACCCTGAACTGACAAAAAATAAGTTCTACAGGCTTACAGAAAGAAACGTTCAGGTAATGACAAAAGAATCCATGGTGAGCCTCGTCGGTGATTCTGGCGAGGAAATTACAAGACCAAAACATTTATTTAAAATCTTTAAATGAGGAGAATAGTTATGAAAACCATAATCATAATACTTATTACCATAATAATCACACTTGGCAATAAGTTAACAAAACAAGAAGACGAGTATTTAAAAGATTGGGAAAATAAAAAAAATACTCCGTCAATAATAATCGATTCTATTATTCCCGATACAACGACTTATGGATGGGATAAGGTTTATAATTATGTCCTAATAAGCGACAGTATCCAGAGGATTATAGATTCCCTTGATAAAAAAACCATTATATTATATGAGTTAATGTACAAAAGTTCCAAGTACTTTCATACACTCAACGATCTGAATTTATCAGATCAGAAAAGATATTTCGACTATTTATTAAAATACAAAAAAACAGATACGTTAAGAGTGTATATCGCCCTTGATATACTCATACGAATTTTAGAATATGAGTATAATATCTCTATCATTATCATGGAAAATCAAACCGGAAATGCAAAGGCCCGGTCGTTTCTCCATGTTAAAGCAAGGGAAAATGATTTAATTATAATGAAAAAATATAAAAACTACCTAAGGAGGGAAAAGTGAAAATATTAATAATTATATTAATCCTTCTATTTGGATGCCAGCCGGTTCTCTACCAAAGAGAACCGATCGAGATAATCGATTGCGCGTTCAAATACAATCAAAGAGTAGCGAAACTCCCGGTAGTTGTCGGAAAGTTTTATGTGACAAGGACCGAATATTATATTACTTTGGTTGACTCTACCTCATACACAATCATGGTGGATGAGGAAGAATTTAATAAAATAAAAAAGGGAGAATGGTATGTTAAAGGAAAGTATACAACGAAAGATTTGGAGCAGAGTAGAAAATAAAATCCTTACCCGGTGTTATCGGAAAGGAGTTAATGGATTCATATTCGTTGATAAACTAATGTTGAATGTAGACGGAATTGGATATCTCTCTGGACACAAACCATTACTGGTTTATATTCCAAAACATATCGTAAAATTAATTTCTGCGTCTTAAAGGATGCCGGTAAGGGAAAGAAAGGCAAAGACACCTTACCGGCTCCGCAGAAAACACCGTAGTTGACATCCTCTGCCGGGGATTTATCCCCGCAGATTCCTGGGACTAATTATGCAAAGCACAAGTAGCACCAAGTTGGTTCACGCTTCGACAGAGTGTGCGTCTGGGAGCCGAAGCCCTCAGACGTCTTACCCCTCCTCCACGCGCAGTCACCGAGTGTCCCTCGGCCATGTATAATAATATAATTCAAAGAAGGGTAGGTAGCGATAAATATTATCCACCACCACCGGGTTTAATGTAAAAACTCACATTCTTGATTTTTTCAAACAATTTCGCCGCTTTCTTCACATAATCCACATCATCATATGCTTCTTCAGGAAATATCAAACCCCGGAATTTACGCACAATCTCCCCCCTTTTCTCGGGACTCGCCACCGACAATAACGGTGTAATATATTGAATCGCGCGCTGTCTGTTAAATTCTATAATCGCTATTTTTTCGTTTAAAGACCCTGGAATGAATTTAATTCCACTAAACAAAAAATAAGCTTTTGCAGCGCCGGAGGGAGTCCCTAGGATTTTGGGATAATACCTTTCATGTTGATAATATTATGTATTTTGGTATCGAATTTAAACTTCTCATCCAGAATAAAATCGATTACCGCCGGGGACATCTTTCTAATCTTCATAAGACGGTATTTTATCTTCTTTTTAAGTTCGATCCTTAATTTTTCCGCATTTTCCAAATCGCCATTAGCCAGAAGTTCATTACAACGCATTACAGCCGTTTTAAGCGTGTTTAATTGGGCGGTGCCATCTTCTTCACATAACTCTTTTTTATTCATTCCTCGATAGGATAATGTAACGAAGAGGATGGATTTATAAGATTCAGCCATTTGATTAGTGATCCGATCATCATTTTCCTTAACATATTCAAAGACCATTTCGTCTATCAGGTTGATTTCCTCAGCATTTAAAGTGGAAATTGTGAATGTGTATTTGTTTAAATTCGGGGAAATTATATCAGTTTCCGCATAGCTATTAAAAATCATTTTTTCAGCCAACTCGAGATCTTCTGTTGATATGCTGGGTAAATCAGGTGGTTTCTCTTTTACAATCTCCGGAGTTGATAGAGTTTTTTGAATAGCCTCTTCAACCATCTTGTTTGCATCCCTCTTTTGAAAATCCAATACTTTCTCGGCATTTTCCTTAAAAGGATCTTTAAAATTTTGTTTCTTATCAAACACCCCTGTCATATAAAATTATCCTTTCTTTAAATGGTTTATTAATTGACATCCTCTGCCGGGGATTTATCCCCGCAGATTCCTGGGACTAATTATGCAAAGCACAAGTAGCACCAAGTTGGTTCACGCTTCGACAGAGTGTGCGTCTGGGAGCCGAAGCCCTCAGACGTCTTACCCCTCCTCCACGCGCAGTCACCGAGTGTCCCTCGGCCATGTCTATGTTTTTTGCTGCGTTCTCGTCTCTGTCGTGATGTGCGCTGCATTTGGGGCAGTCCCATTCGCGGACATCCAATGGCAACAATTCGACGATATGGCCGCAAGTCGAACACAATTTACTGGACGGAAAAAACCTGTCAACAAGCTTTTCTTCCTTCCCGTACCGTTCACATTTATACTCAACCATCTGCCGAAAAGCCCCCATGCCGACATCGAGAATTACACGAGCGAAACAATGATTGCTCGACATGCCCCGCACGTTCAAATCCTCAATTCCGATCACGTCAAACTGTCGCACGAGATCGGTGGTAAACTTGTGAAGAGTGTTGGCACGACACTCTCCAACATGCTCATGTAGGCGAGCAATTTTCACGCGTTGCCTCTGCCATCGGCCACTACCATTTTTGCGCCGGGCAAGAACGCGCTGCAATCGGGCCAGCTTGGAGAGATTACCACCAAGGTAGCGCGGGTTGGCAATGCGTTCACCGTTCGACAGGGTAGCAAGACGGCTTACCCCCAAGTCAACACCAACTGTCTTCCCGGTCTTCGGCAACTTCTCGACTTCTTCATCGAGGCAAAGAGTGACAAAGTACCTCCCGGACGGCTTCTTGATTATCGTAACCGTCGTGGGGGAGCTCTTGAACTCTCTACTCCAACGAATATTAAGACGACCGAGGCCGGAAAGAACAAGGTTTTTATTTACGTCATCCCACTTAAAAGCGCTGATAGTATACTCGGCAGTCTGTTTATTTCTTTTCTTTTTAAACGAGGGGTAACGCCCACGCTTGGCCCAGAAATTGAGGAAGGCAGTTTGAAGATGGCGAAGCGCTTGCTGAATGGCGACGCTGGAAACTTCGGACAGCCACTTTGTTTCTTCTTGTCTTTTAAGAACAGTAAGCATTTTGGATGTGTCGTAATAATTGATTCGCTTCTGTTCCGTTCGCCATGCTTCAGATCGCAAGCGAAGTGCCCAATTGTAGATGTAACGACAACAACCGAAGACGCGGGAAAGCTCTTGTGCTTGGGCGTCAGTGGGATAGAAGCGAAATCGGTATCTTGTTTTCACACTAATATTATACATTGTGTAAGTCGAAAAGTCAATACTTGTTTCCAGAAAGGGGCGGCAATTCATCCACAACAGTTAAAACCGTGTGGTTTTCTTGCTGTATAATTTATAACTACAAACCATGAAAAAGACAATAAAAAAATACAAACTCAAAACACGCTACGTGAGTTCGGCAAAGCTTTTAATTAACAAAAAGAGAAATTTTTGGTTTCCTATATAGGAATTTTAAAACCACCCCCCCCTAATTACAAAAAAAATATTGAAAAAAACAAGAAATTTTTTTTTCTCCTCCCTCGAAAAGTAAAATTGTATATAGGAGGGTTATAATTATACTTTTATTTATATATATATATTATATATATTATATATATATTTTTATTATATATATATAGATATAGATCTAACATAGCGCGAGCAAAAATTGAGCCAATCTGTAATTACTTGTTTTTATTTATTTTACAACAAAGGTTTAAAGTAATGGTTTAAGATTGGTTTTTAATATGCACATTATTGATAAATTTAATAAACTATTTTATGTGTTTCGCACTTGTTACAAAAAATCTGTCCAGCTTGACAAAATAGTGTATGCATTTGTTACAACATTTTTTCATTTTGCAACAAAATGGGAAAAAAATTGACAAATAGGAGGCCTTTTTTGATAGTAAAAAGGGCAATTCTGTCCAGCTTGACAAAATAGTGTATGCATTTGTTACAGTGAAAAATGAAAAAGTGACTGCAACAAAATGCATACTTTTTTTTTAAAATGGACAGATTTTTTTTGACACTTTTTATACTTAATCGTTTAAGGGAAAAATTTGCCTAGTAAAATGGCCATTCCCGGAAATCAATGTAAAAAATATATTTTAAGTTATTGATTTTTAAGGACATAAATTAAGAAATGAAATTAAAAAAAAGTTGTCAAGTAATTCTATATCTTATTTAAAATCAATTTATTAGTATAGATATTTTGATTTTTTATAATCTATTTTTTTAAAAAAAAAATCAATGACTTACAGATTTGGTTTTTTTCCGTTTTGTCAAAATTGACAACATGCTGTATGCATTCTGTTGCAGCCCGCTAAGCCACACCAGTACAGGTGGGGTTCTGAATTTGCCACTATTATTCTGTAAAGATTTTTAAAAAAAAACCATTTTTGGTCATTAATGTGATATTTATCACATTAATTCTTGTGTTGTAAAGTGAAAATGAAATTTTGATAAAAATGATTTTTATATTTCTATTATTATTAAAGACTTATGATTTATAATTAAAGTAATACTATAGAGGAGAATGGCTTTAATCGCTTAAATAATTTTTTTTAAAAATATTATATTGTTTTTTAAAATATTATGTTTTATATTATATACATGGGTAAAGATTGTTTAATTATTAATTATAAATTTAATAATACTGAAATTAAGAATAAATTCAGGGAAGAATTAAAAAAAAGAAACCTGACTATGCAGGCGGCGTTTTCCATATTTATCAATCACTTGACAGGAGGCACTAACTTGTTTGATGAAATTAAAATGAAACCAAAGAAAATCACGTATGGATATACACCATACGAGTTTTTTACAATTGAAAAAGTATACATTGATGATGAACCGAATGGCGAGTATCATATTAAAATTAATGACGGATCTTCCTCGAGAAATGCGTTAATATTTTTTCAGATGTACCTTGAAAATTTTCAGGTGGGTATGGTTGATGAAATACTTAATATAGAATATCCTATATATGCAAAAACATCAGATACCGATACTATTAAAAATGTCGATTCAGTTTTTACCGAACTAAACAAACAGTTAGAAGGTTTTAGAAAGAGGTAGTCCATGGATATTGAAGTGACCGTTAGTGGAGAAGGTGTTGTTGGTGAACAAAGGGCAGAGGATCTTCCGGTTTCAACAAAACCTGGATTTGATCCTAATAAGACCCAGGACGTCAGATTTGACGCCGGGGATGAAGAGGGTGGTATTATAGCTCCTTCAAAACCAAATAGGTCTGTAGAGGGTTCTGTGATACTTACGGGCATTAAAGTGGCTTATTACGTCGGAGAAGAACGTGTAAGCAAGGATGTGAGGGATATATTCGATAGTGAAAATGATGCGAAAGCTGCAGTTGTGAATTCAAAAACATATTACGCGCAGACGACTCGCGGATTAAAACTGGTTACAATTATTTCGGGGGCTCCAAAGATATCGGTCGGAGACGTCGAAAGATGGATTTATATCGAGGGAGAGTGGAAGAAAACATAAATATTTTGTAGAAAGGCGGTTTTGTGCTTATTAATAAAATTCAAACAACAGGAATGGATTCAAAACCATCAGAAAATTTTCAATATCTATCTGATGAATTAGATAAAGAAATATCTAAATTATATTCAGAAATGGTAGATTTTGAAAAAGTTATTGTTTCGGTATTGCGCCCGTCATGTAAAAGCGAGAATTGTGAAAAAAATCCTGTAAATGATACACGTTCTCCTATGGAAAATTGGTTAGTAGAACAAATAAGAAGAATTAGAGAAATCTCTAATCATCTTTGTGATTATCGTGAAAGATGCTGCCTCACACAAATGAAATAAATGGATAAGTATATTTTTATTTTTATTGTTCTATTTTTTATCTTTCTTTTAAGGTATTTGATTTATTTCGATAAATACAATAAATTAGATACCTTAAAAGATAAGATAAATTATACCCATCATGACATTGATTCATTTACTATAATCATTAATATATTAAGTAATAAAAGAAAAAAAACATTTTTAGATCAACAATTATTTTATAGAACTTGTTTTTTATTAAGTAAGAGTTACTCTTATTATGATAGTATTGTTACTATATATAATTCAGAAATTGATATTACGTTTTATAAAAATACCCCATTCGGGGTTCATAAATCGTTATTACCGGAACGATATACTAAATTAGTCCAATAGGAATTATTATGGTTGATTTTGAAAAAGAGTTTCCTCTTGTGAATTTTGAACAAAAAAGTAAGAATGTTCTTTTAATTCTTGAAGATAGTTATGTTGACGGCGAACCTGTTATGGATTTGGAAAAGCTGGATGGAAAATATGAATTTGGGATTCATAAAAAAATATTTAATGCTTTTTCTGATGAGTATGACATGGATATTTACAATAAAATTATTAAAATGCGCAGGAAAAAATGAAAAAAGAATTTTGTCCGTTGTGTTGTAGATATATAGATACAATCTGTAAATATTGCGGCACGCAAGTGTGGACCGATGATGATGGTAAACTATGTTTCGATAATCCCAAAACAATGCTTATTTTTGAGGATAATGATTTTGAATCGAAATATCTTTTATTGACCCCTCCGAATAAAATTGAAGTACCGCGAAATTTATCTTTTCGTAAAAAGGTTATTATTATAATGAATATTCTTGATATGAAAATATTTACTTTATCAACCCAGATACAATTTGGGCCATATGTTTATTATCCAAGAATAGTAGAAATAAATGGTAGAATAAGATATATGGTTACAGGGTTTAATCCTGAACTTCTTCATCAGGTAACATTTAAAAAATATTCATTTTATTACGGTGTTAAAAGAGTAATAAATCTGGTATAATAATTATGGAAGAAATAGTTACTTTTATGGAGATAGACGATTGAAGAATTATACCACCAGCGTGCCCTTAGCCGGCTAAAGTCCGGCCTAACAACTAGTACCTGGCGTGGTTTTGAAGCCACAGAAATTAGGGTTAACAAATTTCATTAATACTGTAATATTGATGAGCAAATTAATCGGCGTTACAGCGCAATCGCTTTGGCAAGCGACAATCTGTTGAAGGCTATAAAGGTAACTATATTTTTATAAACAATTTATTTACAAAGAGTTATATTATTTATCTAAAAAAAATATTAAGGAACTGATTACACTCTTTGTCTAGTTGTACAAAATTTTGCCAGCTTTGAATTTATAGTTCGGCTGGCTGGAGGCACAATGAACTTTATTGGATTTTTCGCGGCAGCGTTTTTCTCGTCACTTTTTATTCATTTAGTGGTCGTTCAGCCTGCATGGGGCTTGATTGCTTGGTCGGGTTTTACTGGTATAGGCTTTGTCGTTTCAATAGTCAACGCCAGCCGAAAGAAAATTAAGGAAGCTGGCAAAACTTCGTACAACAAATAAATGGTGTTCGCTAACGCACATTGCGAAGCGCAACGTCACCATTTATCGGACGTTGTACGACCATATTTTGCTTTTTGGAGGTTATAGGCACATGGCTAAACAGGAACAGTTTTGTTACAAATGTTATATGTCAAGGATGTGTGATGCGCAGTTTCCAAACGGTAGTCCGCCATGTGCAGCACTGGTTGAAGTGCAAAACACGGCGCACAACAAACAAAGTACGCCATGTTCTCATATAGATGATGTTTGTCCTGAGTGTGGGGCACCTACTGTCAACGGGACATATTCACCGTATCGGTAGGCACGGCGTACATTTGTAACCCGTTGGTTAACATAATTTTTTCTCTGGAGGTTATATGCGCGGCAAGAGATTAACAAAGTTACAACTGGAATATTTAGACAAAAATATTACTCATGGTGCATATATTGCTTATCCAACAAATATTTTTCAATCTGACAATTATTTAAAGTGGCGAAGAGAACGCCGCGCAAACTTGTTGAAGAAAAAATTTCGTCAACCAATACATATTAGAGGAAATTCCGCCTGTGCCTTTAAATTATAGCGCGCGCAGGAGAAAGAGAAAAAAAAATGAAAACAATAAGCATACAGCAGCCTTGGGCATGGGCCATAATTAACAAGGGGAAAGATATTGAAAATCGTGATTGGTACACAAATATTCGTGGAAAAGTATTGATCCATGCTGGCAAAAAAATAGACAAAGAAAGCTATTATTTTTTACACCATCAAATGGGATTGTTCATTCCAGAAGATAAAGAATTACAAACGGGTGGCATTATTGGAAGTGTTGAAATTGTAGATTGCGTCAGGTCAAGCACAAGCAAATGGTTTTTTGGAAAATTTGGATTTGTATTAAGAAATCCAATCGAATTACCATTTATGCCATATAGGGGACAATTAGGATTTTTCGACGTTTCATACAAAGATGCGCGCGAGGAAGGGGAGGGCACAGGCTCCACATCCTCTAACACGCAAAGAGCAGAACAAAAAGAAGGTAGTTAAAATATTATAGTTTTTTGCTCCGCTCTTTTGCGGGGCGTTATACGAAATAAGAGGTTGCTTTTATGGTTATAGGCGGCAAACAGTACCGGGTACGGCGGGTAGGATTTGAACCCGAAGCCGATGGTTCGACTCCATCTGTGGTGGGGCACACTCCACTTGCCGCTTTATACTATAGAGGCAACCCTTTAAATCGCACAACAAAGCAATGGTGGCGGAGGCCTAAATTTTGAGTACAAAACTTCACCATTGCTCGGACGTTGTATGTAAGTTTTCGCTCTTTGAATTTATAGGCAATGGCGGGGTTAGGGAACGGCAGCTTTGCCAATACGGGGGTAATTTGTGTTCAACCCGCTGCCTACATGGGAGTAACCTAACTACATTAATGTAGCGGAGTGTCTGGTCTGGGCCAGTACCAAATGATATTTGCCATGTATGGAACTAAGAACCGTCATTGCTTTTTAATATTGTGGAGCGAAAACCAACACACAACAGCCAAAGTATGTTCGTTCCGCAAATTGTTTCACAACTTCATACTTTGCCACACGTTATAAGAAATAATATTTTGCGCAAAAGGTAAAGAAGCGCGCCATAAAGGTTCGGAGGAAAAATGCAAAAAGAAATAAGACAAAAACCAAAATACAAACAGGTTGAAGACGGGTTTTCCGATGTCCTGGTTTATGTGACAAAAGATAACAAAGAGTTTAAAACAGAAAAAGAAGCAATGATCCACGAAGCGGATTTGGTATCGTTGGAAGATTTCAATAAAAAGTACCATCATTTTAAAGAAGGTTTTTCCGGAAGGGATTACGATGTCATTATTATTGACGAACTCACCAAAGAAAACAAAATAGAAATCGGAAGACGCTTTCGGCATATCAGTGAATCACAATTAAGGGTTGGCGTGAACTTAATATTTACCGACGATTCTGGCGACTATACGTATCAGTCGGTTGACCATCCAGAAGATTTGTTAAGAAATTTCGAAAACGAAATTGAGGAAATTAAGAATACAAAATGTTACAGCTTACAACAAACGCTAACTGGTGCAGTAAGAAGTTGCAACTTCAGTTAGCTAATCCGTTATAAGAAATAGAAAGGGCTTTTATGGTAGTAGGCGGCTTAATTAATGAACAAAGTAGCAGTCTTGAACACCTGCCGATTTATGGCGTAAATGGTTCGAACCTCAAGATTACTCGCCGCTTTACACTATGGAGACCCTTTTTAAATTACGCAACAAATAAAGGTTGTCATGCCACTAAGAATGGAGATTACCCATCATTATAGGAAAACGGCGGCACAGGCAACTATTTATCAAACGTTGTGCGCTATATTTTACTTTTTTATATTGGAGGAACTCATGGAAAAAGATGAAGCATTGTCATATTTAAAAGAATGTGTGGATAGTAAGGGTGGGAATATTTATAAAGAGGCTTTGCAAACTATTAGTATGGAAAATCGGATAAATAAAGGTGACATAGTTAAAATTAAAGGGTCTACGTCTTGGAGTGGTGAAAATTATTTAGTATCAAACATTTATCAAAACGTTGACGATCCTAATGATCGGCTGTTGTGTGTCAGTTGGGTTGAGCCCCATTCGCATTCTCCACGATCTGCGCTGGCGGCAGAATATCAATTTATACACGCGCCAAGAGAAATTAAGAATGAAAAACAGGCCAGTGTATAATAACCACGATTTAAACGTCGGAGAAATATTCTTTAACGTTAATGCTTTTAACGGAACATGGGTAAATAAAACATGATTAAACTTAGTGGTCTTTCGGTAGAAGAAACGATGCAAATAATTCCTGAATCCACCATACTTCTTGGATATGTCGGGTCAATTGCTCATGGAACATACATTCCAAAAAACGATCCAGACTCAATTGACGACAAAGATATACTTGGGGTCTGTGTTGCTGATGAATCCGTTTATCTTGGTCTTAGAAGGTTTGAACAAAAAGAAAAAAAGCAAGATGAGTGGGATTCTGTTGTTTATGAAATTAGGAAATTTTTTCGTTTACTTCTGAAGCAGAATCCGAATGTTTTGGGGCTTTTGTGGTTGCAGGAAAAAGATTATATTCATATTTCTGATAGTGGACGTTTGATATTGGAAAATAGACATTTATTTATTTCTAAAGAAGCATATCATTCCTTTATTGGTTACGCACATGGCCAACTTCACAGAATGGAACATTTTGTTTTTGAAGGATATATGGGAGAGAAGAGAAAGAAATTAGTTGAAAAATTTTCTTACGATTGTAAAAACGCCAGTCACTTGATTCGTCTTCTTCGCATGGGAATTGAGTTTTTAACTGATGGAAAGTTGAGAGTTTTTAGGGAAGACGCCCCTGAGTTGAAAGATATTAAGACGGGAAAGTGGTCTTTGGAAAGAGTAAAAGCGGAAGCAAATAGACTTTTTATTCTTTCACAAGAAGCGTTTGTAAGATCAAAATTGCCGGAAAAACCAGATACTGAAAAGGTTGAAAAGTTACTGATCGAAATTATTAGAAAAGAATTGAAAATCAATCAATAAATGTAATTATGTAATGTGTGGCGATATATGCTCGTAACCAATCTGGGGTTTGGACGGGGTTTACCCACGAATGTCGCGCCAGATCCATGTCGTGGGGATCGTCACACATAGCATAAATACAAGGTACTTTTATGATTTTATGCGCTTGAATTAGATTGGTCGTGCAATCTGAAGAGGTCACCAACGCAGCCCCTTGACACGAACGGGTATCCTGCGGCGGGGGTGCGCATTGAAATTATGGAAGTACCTTATTATTCTGCGAGAGAAAACTTAGACCTTTATGGCCGGGATAATTGATTAATAGGAAAGGAAATAATGAATATTTCATATATTGGTTTTAAAAATGATACTTTAATAAAGTTGCCAAAAGCCAAGGAAGGCGATGATGTTTTTTGTATTAAGTGTGGCGGAAAACATCCGCTTCAATGCGGTACAAGCAAAAATAAAAAGTCAGATCTTATTCTTTTTTATAAATGTGGAAATAAAATGTATCTCGGTGCTGTCGCTGGAAAATGTACAGTTTTAAAAAAAGCAGACGTTTAAATATTCGGTTATTTATTTCAAAAAGCTGATATAATAATTATATAAGAATTATTAACCTTTATAGGAGGATATATGCAAAAAATTAAAAGTCTGTTTTCTTCTATTGGTTCCCACATTGGGAAGACCGTAGGATGGTTCGACGGTCTCGTGAACAAAGGGCGGGATAAACTTATCGATGCTATTAAAGGCATCGAGGCAAAAGATAATAGTTTCTTCGCCAATACAAAAACCGTTCTCATCAGAGCGGTTGAGGTAATCTCTGGATCCGCAAAAGTGATAGCTGTATGCACGCTGATAATCCTTGGATATGGAGCCTTGGTGGTTTTCTTTGGTAAAATCATTGCAGGAGCAACCGTATGCGTCGTTACCAGTTTGTTATTTGTAAGCTGGTGTTTGTTTGGAATCAAGGATGTTGAACAACCAACTGCTGCAGTATAATTAAAATGGAGGGTGGCGAAGATATGGGATACTTCTACGGTTTGAAAAAACTCATATCGCTTATTCCCCCTCCTTTAAAACAATGGCGAGTGGCGAAGGCTTCGGATACTTCTTTCAATGAAAAACTCCGTAGCCATTTATTCCCTCGCCTTTTCGGTTTATAGCGGCAGCGCGATATGCGCCGGATTTTGAACCTGAACTTGAAAAGGTTATGTATCGTTGTGTTTCTGAAAAAGATAAACTTCCAGGAAAGACTATTTTACTTATTGATGTGTCTGGCTCTATGGATGCAGTATTGTCGGAGAAGTCAGAAATGTCAAGAAACGATGCAGCCTATGGCGTGGGAATTCTTGCTCGTGAATTATGCGAAGATGTTCAGATATTTTCATTTTCTTCGGGGATTGTGAAAATACCGGCTCGTAGAGGTTTTGCTTTGCGTGATGCAATAAATACCAGCCAGAGTCATTCTGCAACATATTGTGGGTCAGCAGTTACTTATATTGATGAAAACTGTGAGTATGACCGTATTATAATTATTACAGATGAACAATCTCATGACCCTATCCCTAATCCGAAAGGGAAAGGTTATATAATTAATGTTGCTTCATACAAAAATGGGATTGGATATGGTCCGTGGACCCATATTAATGGTTGGTCAGAATCTATTTTTGATTTCATTATAGAAAATGAAAAAAATTGATTTGGTCCTCTATAAAAAAAATCAGATAACAATCGCGTTATCTGATTTTTTTTAATTATATTATTACCATGACGATTTTTTTTCCAGATATAGTGCCAGATCTTGGTTTGTATCTTGAGGAAAAACAAACCATGATGGTTAATTCCATAATAGACCACATACTTACCCCTATTGAAAATTATGCCGGTAAAATTAAAATTACAAGCGGTATTCGATCATTAAAAGATTTGGACCGGTTAATAAAAGAGGGATATAATCCATCAAGAACATCGGATCATTTTTATGGATTTCTTCCATTCACCGCCGGTGCAGTTGATTTTATTTTAGCTTCCGGCGATACGTTCAATCTTTATTATGATCTTTATAAGAAGTATAATAAAGAAAAAGATAGAATCGTATTGCCAAAAGCAGAAATACAAGTCGGGCAAATGATTCTTGAAAAAAATAAAACTTACTGGATACATATTGCAAATCCTCGAAGGTTGTTTTATTCCAATACATGCCCATTACCGGGAAAAATATTTCTCAGATCTGACGATAATGGGAAGAATTATACGGATCCATAATTCGGTTATTTTTAATAATTTCATGTAATAAATATAATGGAGGCGAAAGTCTTCACTTTTTACTTATGAGAGGGAAAAAGTGAAAAAATTATTTATTATGCTATCTATTCCATATGATTTTAAGGAAAAATTTATAAATTTTTTAAAAAACGTAAATTCTTCAAATGATAATATTATTATTATTGAAGATGCGTATGTTGAAGAATGTATATTAAACCCCAAAGGAACGATTGAAAAATTAAATGAAGACGGTGTTATTTGAACTTCCAGGATGCTCTCATTGTGAAAAAGTTAAAAAGATTTTTTCTTTTGATGAAATAAGAAAAGTTACTGATCAGTTAATTAAAACATACTCATTGACAACCGTTCCAGTAGTTATTATTTTTGATGATAGAAATAATGTTATAGAAAAAATTGATCTTTTCAAAGGATGTTAAGGGTGATGTTCCGTCACTCGTTATTAACATCCCTCCATCAGCGAACCGACGTGTTACCAGTGCATAAAACGGGTACACATTAATAACGGTGGATGGAGGGATGGACGCGTCGCCTGGTGGTCGGGCGTGTCTCGCCGGCGTTGGCTGCCAAAGGCACTGTCAACATTTGACATACTTGGTCTCCGATCGCACGGGAATTCTATATCCGCCACCAAAATATAGCGGCGACCTGCTCGATCTTTTGTTTGAAAAGTACAGTACTACCATATCTATAAAGGATATGGTAGTTTTTTTTAGCTATTATACAAATCGGGGAATATTGGTTTCCAGAAGTCTTCGCCCTTACCATATTCGTGTTGTATTATAGCATTGGGGTTTATCGGCCAGGCGAAAATATTATCGGTAAGTTTTATTACTTTAGCATTCAAATGACGGTTTAATTTCATTGTACAGGCAAGCGCGGGCATTTCTCTTGTAATACCTATTTCTTTCCAATTTTTATTCCACTGAGAAAAGAAAAATTTTGTTTGATCCGTTTTATTAAATCCTATTATTGCGCCATAATAAATTGTTAATGGAAATGAAATATGCAATTTTTTCATTGTAGCCATATAATATTTATTAACTTGATTTGAAGCATCGACAATGCCGTATAAGGTAAATAATAAATCGTTATTTTTAAAAATATCAAAAACGTTTTCAATTCCAGGTTTTGTAATAATAGAATCGCAATCGAGATAGAGCGTGCTGTCGAATGGACTATAATCTATCATTGTTGTTTTTATATCTCTGTTTTGTTCTATTGGTAAATTAAATTCTTTAAAAGTAATATTAGAAATATTTTTCCATTTATTATTTCTATTTTTGATATTTGTTAATATATAAAAAGGTAAATTAGTAAATTGTCTTGAATAAGCAATAGTGTTTACCGCAAGCTTTTCATATTTTTCACCAAATACTATATATAGAATTCCATTGTTCAT